TGCCGCCTGCTACCATATTGCCGACATCAGTAACATGGTAACGCACAATCTTCTTTCACTTATAACACTTTAGCAAACGGAAATACCCCAACAAATAAGCTGTCTCTATTTCTCCAAGTTCTGTTGACACCGCCCTCACTTAAGGCAGACATAAAGTTTTCGCCTGCCTGTGAATGGTCGTAGATAGCCAGATTAACGATAACGCTCTCAAATTTCTTCAAGTCCTCGGTTATCATTTCATCTGTGTAGCTGTCAGGGTAATTTCTTCTTGCCTTTACATCTTCTGTAGCTTGTTTAATAAGCTGTTCGATTACCGGATTATCTTCTTTGTTATCGAACACTACCACATCAGATGTTGTTTCATCATCATTTGCGACTGTATCAATATGAAATTGTTTAAGTCTGATTTTGACTTGCTCTAATGTGGTGTATTCCATAATTCAGCTCCTATAATCCTAATTTCTCAATTAACAGTTCTTTAAGCTCTGCTCCTGTAAGCTCCATTGCGTTCTCAATACCTTGTTCTAAGGCAAGTGTCTGCAAGTCCGCTGTTGGCATACGCTTAATAGCTGTCTTTGTGTAATCGCTTGTAGGTTGAGCAGGGAACTTGTCCTGCTCTTCCTCATACTTAAGCTCATCTCCATAAACAGCTTCCTGTCTTACATTATCTGCTGTTACTTCTTCGCTCTGCTTTGCGGCGTTGATTTTATGTCGTCTTAATAACATATAAACACCTCTTACTTTCCAAACTTAGCAAGAACAACCTTTGAATCATTGCTTAAGACTGCTGTATAATGTTCATCACCAGAGATAACAGTTGTCTTTGCAAGAATATCTCTGTCTGATTCAATCTCAACGCTTCTCTTCATATAGATTGTAAGTGCGTTCTCTTCCTCTGACACGCCATCTGCACCTGTGTCCTCGTTAGGGTCTTCTACTGATACGATAACGATAGGGCAAGCGTAATATTCTGTTGTAACAGCCTTTAACTTGCTGCCTACCTTGATTTCCTTGTCCTTTGACTTGAGCGTATGTGCAAGTGCTGTGTCAAGATGAACATTAGTTGCATCCTCGCTTGTTGTATCAGCTACAACATTGATTGTTCCTGTTAAATCATCAAGCTCATACTTAATCAGCTTAACTTTCTTAGACTTAACAACCTGTGCTCCTGCGATAGAACCGATAGTGCCATTCATAATTACATTAAGTGGGTACTTGTCATTGCTCTTGAAATCATCGTCATTAAGTAATGTGGCTTCCTGCGCCGGATTAATGAACAATATCTTTGCAAGTGATGAATCTGATTCATCATCAAATTTGCTATTAGCTGCTACAACTGCTGAATAGCTGATAGGTGCCGCTGTTCCATCGTAATCAATAGGTGCTGTGCAAAGTGCGTCATAGCTGTCATTATCAACCTTTGCAGCGATTGACATAGCAATCTGATTGATAGCTGTACCAAGTGGGTCGCCATAACCAGATAACACTGATTCGTCTGTAAGTTCTACTGCCTTACCTGCTTTCTTAACCTTTGCTTCTGTTGTAGATGTTGTAAGTACTGTTGTACCCATAGCAACACCTTCTGCTACATCTTCTGCGTCACCAATATAAGCATACTTTGGCACAACGATTGTGCTTCCCGGTCTGCCTACAAGTGTTGTATCAACTCTTGCGATAGGCGAGAACTTAATCTTCTTTGGCAACTTAGCTGATACCATATCAGCCATTACCTGTGGGTCTACTAAATTTGCTAACTTAGTCTGTGGCATAGTTTATTTACCTCCGTTTTTCTACTCTGTGAACTTCTTATAAAGCTCTGGATTCTTATTTTTGAACTCCACTCTTTCGTGGTAATTCATCTTGTTAAACTGTTCCTGCGTTATCGTGCTTTCTTCTCCACCGCCCGCATTAATAGCCGGTCTTGATTTAAGCCACTCTGCCTTAGCTTCTTTAACCTGTCTTTGCACTTCATTGGCAATTACAGTTGCTATAAGGCTATGGTCTGCATCTGCAACTGCCTCAATCAAAGAATCAATATCCTTTCCATCACCTATAACTTTCTGATAAGCATTAACAGCTTTCATATGATTAAGCTCTTTGCTCATGTTCTCGAACTTTTCAGCCTGCAACTTTTCAGCTTCCGCCTTTGCTTCCGCTTCCTGTTCTTCTGCTGTCTGCTTGGAGCGAAGTTCTTTCTTGTACTTAGCTGCTTCTGAACTGGCTTTATCGGAAGCGTTCTTATACTTCTCTTTTTCAGCTCTTTCACTAGCAAGCTGTGCCATAAGTTCTTCCACGCTAGGTGTCTGCTCTTCATTCTGTGGCTCATTATTAGTTGTTGGTTCTGTTGTTGTGTTAGTTACATCTGCCATAATTTCTTTACCTCTGCTTTCTGCGTTTTTTGTTGTTCTCTCAACTTCTTGCGATATTTGTATTGCCCTTTCTCTAGGGCATATAAAAAGCCACAAGGCATTTTTTACCCTGTGGCTCAATATCGATTATTTATCTGTTCTGCTCTTGTCTATGATTGGACTATTTTCTGTCTGGTCTGATAAGTCTTGCATTGTGCGGTCTTTATTAGGTGGTTGTTCGTCATCTCCACCCTCTGCTTGATTCTGTGTATCTTTGTTAATTATGCTGTCTTGATATGCCTTAACCATTTCTCCGCTTCTCGCTACAACATCGTTAGGGTCATCAAAGAATGGAATTGCATCAACTGTATCTTTAAGGCTAAATCCGTGGCTTATCAATGTCGCCATAGCATTAACCTTGGTTGACATTTCATAAGTTTTCTGTCGCTTAATGTTAGGTTTTACATCTCTTGCCCTTAATTTAAGTAATGGATTACTGCTATTAACATTGTTTGACAGCTTAATAGCTGCAAGAACAACTTTTATCTCTTCCATTTTGCAGCCATCTGTAATCAACTGTTGCTTTGCCGCCGCTGTTTCAGCTTGCGACCATCCTGTAGCGTCTGACATTGCAACTCCTGTACTGCCACCGCTATTATCATTTCGTTGTGGTACATTGCATTTCTGTAAGATTATCTGCCGCCTTGATTGGATATTATTAAGCATACCTGTGTAATCGTAATTGATTGCAAGTGGCTCAACTATTGGAGTTTTGCCATCTGCTGATGTATAGGTCTGCATCCATTCTCCAGATTTTGGCTTTCTCACTTTTTCAGTAATGTGTGGTGTTCCATCTTTATCAACTGTTGTTTCCTGTTCAACCGGAAAGTCAACATCATTTGTGTGCCACACTGCCTGCGTGTTCTGTTCAACATCATTAGTAAAATCTGAAATGAGTAAGTTTAAGTTATCCATTTCAGATATTTGCCGTTCAAAACAACCCATTCTATCAAATGACCTTGTGTATTCGATAATAGGAATTTTATGCAGTGGATTTTCTTCTCCGCTTCTCTCTAAAAATCCCCATTTTGTTTTTCCTTTTTCTGGTCCGTTAGTGATTTTTATCCCATCCGTAACTTCATAGCGAATATCTTTTGTAAAACAGGTGTAATATCTTGCACCGCTATGTTTGTCTTTGATATAAGTGCCTGCAAGAATAACCCTTTTATCACTATAAGCTGTTGACCTTACAACAAATGTTGTTCTTGGGTCCAAAACATCGTATGTGAAATAGCTTTCTCCGTCCTCATATTCTGTATTCACATCAATAAGGACATATCCAACACCACCGATTTCAACATATCTCGCAAGTTCCTGTTGTTTCTGCCTTGCGTTCTGCGATTCGTAGCAACTGTTTAATTCTGCTATAGCTTCTGTGAGGTTGGAATCCTCATTATCGCCATTTTGAACAAGTGTTATAGGGTTCCCCCACTTGAACCCGAGGCAGAACTCGGTAACCTCATTAGCCACATTATCGCAACACTCGCAGTCAATGTCTGGTCTGTAAGTCTTTGGGTTCTTCCTAACTATCGGCTGTATTCCTGCATCATAATCAAGAAGAAACTGTATTCTGTTGGAATTAATATCATGTTCCAAAATTGCTTCACGCAAAATTGGTATTATATTGTCAGGCGTTATTTCTTTCACACCTGTGTAAATAGCAATTCTTCCTGCCTGCATTGTCTACACCTCTAATAAAACGTCATGCCGCTTGAACATTTGCGTTCTGGCTTTTTCTTAACTTCAAAATAGTCATTTTTTGGTATAAAATGAATCCATTTGCCACAGTGCTTGCAAACAAGCTTGTGCATATGTGGGTCACGCTTATCTGCTTTTGTTAAAAATTTGCGGCAATATGGACATATTATTGATTTGTCTTTATTCGTGTAAAAAATCATATTTCCACCTCATTGCATAGCAAAAGCACCGCCACAATTAAGTAGCGGTGCTTTTTAATAAAGAATCGTGATGTTATGGATTTTGCTTTGCTCATTATAATAATACAAGATTTTTTCGTCACAATCGTAACAACTTTTAATTTTTTTCAATAAATCTTTGAAAAGCCATTTTTACGCTGCTTTCAGAATTGCCGCCTATAATGTGTGCTATCTGAATCCAAGTCTTATTTTCTAAAAATCTAAGATTAATTATTCTTCTCATTCTGCTATCATCAACACTTGCAATAAATTGCTCAACCTCATTGGTTTTTTCAAGTAAATCATCTTCCAACAACTGCAATGTGGCTTTTCTTGCATAGAGAAGTGTTTTCTTTCTGCTGTACTCTGGAAATGGTATGCCTTCAATCTTAAAATGCTGTTTACCGCCATTGCCGCCACTGACAGAATCTATAACCATTTCTCCGGCTTCAATTTTACTTATATCTTTTTCAAGCCGTTCTATCTTTAGCCTTACTTCTTTTACCTCTTCTTGCAGGTCTGAATACTGTGATAAAACTTCCTTTGTTACCATAAATACCCTCCTGTTTATATTGGGCTTGACATAATTACTGTCCTATGCCTTTTTTTGCCGCTATAAATCATATCGCATAGCTGTGCTGTTGAATCTACGCCATCATCATGCTTCATTTTTCCTTCATATGTGCAAGAAAGAATGTTTTGAAAATACTTTCTGTATTCCTTGCTTTGTCTTTCAAGCTTTACAAAATGTAATCTCCTGATATCCGGCGCATGATTTTTAATTCTGTCCATTTTTGCCGTTTTGTTATCAGCCGGGTCGTGGCTTGTTAATACAGGGTAGCCATCTTTTTTCCATATATCTTCACACGCCAAGCGGTATCCTGATGTTGATTTCGTTTCCTCAAAATGTACTTCTGCTGTTTTATTTGGGAATTTATCTAAGTGACTTTCCATTCTGCTTGTTACTTCAGGAATTGTTATATCCTTATCACCATCGTTATATACAGCATCAAAGACATAATGTTCTCCGTCAATTTCATAGCAAATCGGCATTGACACAAAGTCTCCACCGCCATATGCCGGGTCATTTGCAGCAAATATCTTGTCTGGTCTAATACCATCTAATTCTGCTGGGTCAAAGAAATTCATATTATCAACATTAAACATCTGCCCTTTTCGTTCAATAGGCTCTTGCTGATATTGGGCGAACCATGATGCCAAATCATCATTATTCTCAAATGAAGCCATTCTGCGCTTATAATCAAGCGTTGTGTAGCCCAACTTATAAGGATAGTCAAAGTTGCTCTCGTTGTTTTCATTAAGAGCCGGTATTATAATTTCTCTATGTCTTATGTCTGAATACTCAGAATCACTAAGAAGTAAGTCTAATCTGCGACCTTGCACATCTTTTGGAGCCCATCTGGTGCCTATTCCAAGCAGTTTTGCTTTGCCCGGCTTAATTCTTGGTATGAAATTATTATCAAACTTGCCCCAAACAGTTCTCTGTCTGTCCTCACTTAACGCTTCGTCAATACCGCTAAACAAATCATCATATACCCCTAATCCATCACAATCACATGCTCCGTTCAATGTTCCGTATATAGAACGCATGGTGAATGTTGGGTATGTTTTTTTACGGCGAAAGTCTATCGTAAGGTCTTTTCCGTCTGTAATAACCTTTTTCTCAACAATTTCTGGGTAGATTTCCTTGTAGGTGTAAGTTGGGTCATTTACCATTTCTAATATTCCGTCGTAAAATCCTCCGGTTATTTTGTCGGAATATGCCGAATATAGATTTGACCTCTCGGGCCTGTTTGAGCCGAACCACAAATTACCCATTTTAACAATTTGTGTCTTTCCAATACGCCCCGGGCAAAATACCATACCCTCGTCAAGTTTGTCATCGTACAAATCTTGAATAAGCTGTGCGACTTTGCTTAACGGATTTCTTCTTGGTAAATAGAATCTTTCCCATGGTGGTCTGTTTTTTTCCATGTAAATCATAAAACTCTCGAACTTATAACGAGATTCAAGTAAAAATATCTCAAAATATTTATCAAGCAAAGCGTAAGGGTCTGTTTCGTGTTGAAAATGGTAATAATCCAAATCCCATATCGTACCGCCCGAATGTTCCATGCAGAAACGCTCTATAATACCTTTAGAGCGGTTTGTGAGCTGTAAGCCATACAAAATATCCTTTTCACCATTTATAGCCACATTTGAAGCTTCTACGTAAGCGTTTATTACAGATTCATCTACGCCTCTTTTTTCTATATATTTTTCATATCCATTGATTGTGGAAATTAGGCTCTGACTAGCCATAAGAAAAGCACCTCCACTTTTAAAAAGCAAAGGTGCTTATAGACCTCTGCCTATAACTGTTTTAGGGTAGCGACTAACTCCATTTGTTAGCCGGTAATTGTTTTTATTCGTTTGCTTTGAAATTGTAAATCGGTTTTATAATGTCAACTATTTCAACAGTATCTTTTATATTTCCAATTATTTCATCCATTGTTTTATATGCCATAGGGCTTTCATCAATCGTAGATGTATTTACGGATGTTGTAAATATTCCATCCATTGCTTTTTGATACTCTTCTAGCAAAATGCTTTCTTTTGCTTTTGACCTGCTCATTGTTCGCCCTGCTCCATGCGGTGCTGAATAATTCCAATCTTCATTTCCTTTGCCAATTCCCAAAATGCAACCGTCACGCATGTTTATTGGTATTAGTACCTTTTCCCCCGTTTTTGCAGAAATAGCACCTTTACGAACAATATTTGTATCGTGTTCAATGTAGTTGTGAATTGTTTGAAATCGTTCCGTTTCTTTTGTAACTTTCCAGCCCATATAGTAACAAATAATGCTCTGAATGGCTCTTCTGTTAATTTTCGCAAACTCTTGACATAATTTCATATCGTGCAAATACATTTCTCTATGTTTTCCAACAAGATATGATAACTCTCTAGGGATTTTAGTTGTATTTGCTTCGTAGGACTGCTTTAATTCTTTGATAGCCTTGCTGATTTCTCTTTCTCTTTTACATTTTTTGTATTCAGCAATCAATTTCTTGCTATCTTGTTTAAAGTTTGATTTTCCCGAAATATCGTCAATCGCCATTTGCTGATATATTTCTGCAACTTGCTTTCCGACATTCCTGCTTCCCGAATGAATAATAAGATATTTATTATTATTGCTATCGTTATCAACTTCGATAAAATGATTGCCACCTCCCAGCGTGCCACAACTTCTTTTCAACCAATTTATATTTTTCAACTGTTCCTTGCAATTCAATTTTTCAATAATATCACTTGCAACAGATAAGTTTTCTTCTTCATGAACTTTTCTACCACTTGGAACATATTTTCTAATGACGTTATCTAATCTCTCAAAATCAATATGAATATTTCCCAAGTTTGTAGTAAGCATCCCACAGCCTATGTCAACTCCAACAATGTTCGGTATTACTTTTTCTCCTAAATCAGCAGTAAACCCGATAACACACCCTGCTCCTGCATGAACATCTGGCATAATTCTTATCTTGCAATCCGAAAATGCTGGCTGTTTTACAAGCGTATATATCTGATTTAATGCTTCATGTTCTATATTTTCTGTAAATATTTTCAAATCAGCCATAATATGTTCCCCTTTCCGCTGATAATCAGCAATTTATTTTAATGCCCTCTGTTAATATGGCGGTTTTGTCCTCATTCAGAATTGTATTTCCGTTTTCATCCGTTTTATGCCATCGTGCATTAACTTTAATCATTGGGCTTTGGTTTGAATGACCGATAAAATGTAACTCCATGTCCGTACATCTTACTTTTTTACCGTCAATAAATATTTGTGCGGTTTTGCCATCGGATATTATCTTGATTTTTTCTTTTGTAACTTCAATAGGTTCGCATTTGTACATGGATTTCCATGAATCTTCATACCACTTATCTATTTCATCAATAACAGCACTCGCATAATAAGTCGGTTTGCTCATTGTTTTCGTTCGGCTACATAAAACTTCTTGATAATTCTCGATAATAAACTCACATTCAGCACCGTTATATTTATAATCTTTATAAAACCGATAAAAAGATTTTAAATTTTTGATAAAATCAATTAGTGTTTTCATTTCTTATTTCCCCACTCAAATCCAAAGTCAGAACGCTTGATTTTGCATCTTGGTTCTCCATCAAGCCAAAATACAATGCCCTCAATATAATGATCTGACAGATATTTCTTAATTCCATCAAATGTTCTTTCAACATTTATGATTATCGTTCCGTGTTTTACTATCGTATCAGATCGTAAATTATATGGATTTCCTTGAAAATGAACTCCAATCGCTTCATAAGTGCCATCTTGCATTTTGGGAAAAATAAACTCTCTGTGTTCGCTTATTTTTCCGCTCGCTAATCCGCTATTAGTGGTTTCAATTTTTCCAGCATCAATAGCGTTCTTGTATGCTTCCATAAACCATTTATCTTCTGGTTTATTTTCGTCAACCTTCACCCAATATGGCAAGTGACCGGTTATTGGATCTGGTTCTTCTTGACACTTAATAGCACCTTCCGGAATTTGTTTACCCTTTTTCGCATCATACCGCTTATAAAATTCTCCGTTTATGATCGCACAACATGAGCCATCAACTTTTAAGGTTGCTATGCCTTTCCCTTCAAGCACCCACTCCATGCCTTTGGTAACACTCGGAAGTATGTCTACGATTTTATGATTTTCATATACTCTCTCAAACAATGTTGGTATTTTCTTCATTTCCAATGCACCTTGAACCCTTTCTTTTTATACTCCTCTACGGCTTTTTTAAAGCTCATATCGTCCTCATACTTTTCATTCAGCATAATCACCACATTGCCTTTTTCAATGCCGTATATGTTGCAATTTGCAAGTTTCTTAGCCGTTCCAAGAATAGCTTTTGCCTGCTTGTGGCTCATTTCATAGGTTTGGGTTCCCATATTAACGGTCATTTCTCATAAACCTCTCAAAATCTTCCATACACTTAGGGCACAAGTCGTATACAGTATTAAAAGTGCTGTTCTGTGTAATCAAATTTCCACACAGTATGCCTTTTTCAATTTCAGCACCGCACCTGTCGCAAGTGCGCCATTCTTTTTGATGTTTCATAAAATCCCTCACTTATCAAATAAAAATCCGTTATTGACTATTCTGTTTTGTGTGAATAGTGTTTTAACATTGGCAGTCCGTGTCTTTTTCTCCAATTATTGCAAGTTATGTATTCAAGTGCCTTAATTATTATGCCATTTCTCACATAATCCTTTTCGACCATTCTTATAGGTTTTCTACCAAGTACCTGCATACCAACAATGTCTAATCGTTCATTTGTAACATCAATAGCATATTGCTCTCCGTAACCAACATCGAAAGATATATTATTTATTTCAAAGTGCTTCATGCTATATAGGCTTGTCTCTTTCATAAAATCTGCACTCCTTAGGGCATATAACTGGGTAAACTAAATAACAATTACTTTTCTCATTCACGCATGTGTAAGTCGCGCCAAGCATTCCGCAACTTAACATTCCGCAATATTTACAATCTGTAGGTTTCTGAAAAAGTTTATTTTGTAATAATTTATTCATTCTTCCACCGCCTTTTAAGCCAACCCTAGCATGCATAAAATATCAAGCTCTGATATTCTCTCCGCACCCTCTCTTGTGTGCATAAGAATATCTTTAAGTTTTTCATTTTCTGTGTTGCTGTATTTATTTCTATCATACGCTCCCGAAAAACAATAATATTTGCAATATCCATAGCCTACCCCAAGTCTGTTGCCGTAAATGCTTTTTCCGACAATATCGTAATATTTTGGCACTTTTAAAATATCGTGTTTTTCATCTAGGGTACATTCCTTTTGTTCTGCTTTTAGTTTTGATTGAAGATATTTCAGAAAACTTCGTATATCCTGTTCCGATTTTGAAATATATAAAATAGTCTCTTTCATTTTTTCCACCTCTGACAAATCAACAACAATCAGCACAGCACCATAACATTTCCATAAATCGCATCTTTCTTCTTCGGCTGTTTTTCTATCAACATAAAGCGAATGTGGTTTATTGCTTTTGACACTAACAAGTGCATATTTGTATGTTGGATAATATTTTTCCTTTGCTTCTGCAAGATTCACCGCTACACCATCTTTCTGCCGCAGATAGGGCAATAATTGATTTTTTAACCAATCCGTTACTACCAGCTCCGTGAACATCGTATCCAAATGCAATAATTTTGTTCGGATATTGTATTGCAAGTCCATAATCGTTCGTCTTTCCAATAGCCAAAGGTTTTCCTCTTTCACAAAATTCACACATATTACACCTCAATCCCATATTCTTTGAAATGGTTTTCAATATCTTTAGGTATCTCAACGCCTAGTTCTTTTGCCCTTTTAAATGCTTTTATTTCTTCATTTGTAGGCATATTAGCAGTTCTAAACCATTGGTCTATGTCAACATGTCCACGTTCTAAGCTATTATTAAAATCTGTGCAATTATAAGCTCTTTTAATACATTTGTCTTGTGGATAAATAATATGTGTTTTTGTATCTCTGTAGGTTGTGCAGTCTATCCCAGAACTATATTTTGCACATTTTTCTCTGTATTCGCATATATCGCATTCGGTATTTTTCTCTTTATATTTTCGAGGCTTGTATTTCTTAAAATCCTTGCACTCATAGTCAAGTGATGTGTCATTCCCTTTTTGGCATTCATAAACCGGATATTCTTCTCCTGTTTTTTCATCAAAATCAAAATCTTCATCACAATATTTGCAAATTGAGCAATCTTTCATATTGCACCTCAAATCTTCGTAAATATATTCAAATCATAGTTATCTCTGATATAGTCAACGACTTCCTGTAATTTGCTTTTCACAAATTCTTTGTCTTGCGTCTTATCCAGCGATTAACAATTCTCTCAATCGTCATTCTTTCCCCATAAATTATCTGGTAATTCCTCGCCGCCATAAATCTTGCGTGCATATTTTCTAAATGTACGCACGCTGCACCCTACTATCTTTGCCGCTTCTTCTTGTTTGATTCTGCCTGTTACATACAAATCCATTGCCTCATAAAATTTTTCCTTGTTTAGTGCGTGTACGCCTTGTGCCATAAATATTGCTCCTTGTCTGTTTTACATCATTTTCTGTATCCTTAATTTTAGTAATCGGATAGACAGGACTTGAACCTGTGACTACTTGAATAAATCAAGTGTTACTCCCAACTGAACTACTATCCGCTATTGCAGACGAAGTAGCAATTCATCCGCAATGTAAGTGACTTTTGTCGCTACCTTTGTCTCACTTAGACGGACTTTGTTATACCGTTTCCGACAATGCCTTCGTTCACAGCCGAAAGTTATTGATGTGGTGTGGATTTGAACCACACATAAAGCGTGCACTCTTTACGTTGGAGGGAATCGAACCCATAGGCATAACCCAAATGTTTTTAATCCATATGCCTGTCTCCTAGCCATCCGTTACTTACCCATTTGTATACACATCAACAGTCAGTATTATGCTGACTAACGCCGACAGTAGGAATCGAACCTACATAACATTTCTGTTGGATAGCTTAGCAAGCTATTGGAATACCATTATCCCATATCGGCTTAACTGAGAAGCGAGGCGCTAACCCTCTTTATTCTGCTGATACTTCTCAGTATCACATTTTTACAACGATTTAGCCATTAGGCTGTGATTTTTGGGTTAATCGTGAACCCGATAGAACCAATAGGGAGTTGCACCCTATCAGCCCTAGTTGTTACTTTTGCAAAGGAGTACATTGTTGCCGCCTTTTACGGCTGGGTGGTACAGGTTGATTTTCACAAAACCTTCACGGGGTTTTTGACGCCCCTTAACAGCTCTCGCTATGAAGGAAGAAAGGAGTATTACACACATGCAAAAAGAAAAGTGTAACACAAAGGTGAAATCAAAAGTGATTCCACACAGGACTAGTGGGATTTGAACCCACGAATACAGGAATCAAATCCTGTGCCTTACCGCTTGGCGATAGCCCTAAATGGTGTGTATTCTCAGCTTTTATTCCACACCGGCCTCATTATCAGTTCTTTAGTGCGGACTGTTAAGGCTTGCTTTTAATTCCCTCGCTTTATTTTCATACCAATCAATCTTCCCCTGTTCCTGTATTGGATTATCCTTAAGACCTATGCGGTATTTATACTTGTACGCCGTCATTTCACACCACATAGCAACTTTCTCTTCGCCCCAAATATCAATCATTTCTTCAATGCATTCTTTACGGCCGCTTCGGTTATAATGTTTAGGGTGATTAATCATATCTGACATTACATGTCTCCCGCTTCACGATTATTAGCTTTATAGACATCAAAGCCATCTGGATATCTTGCTTTCAGCTTATCAATGTTAATCTGCATGATTTCATCAAGGCTGAATCCGGCAGATTCGCACATTAAAGCTACATACCAGCATATATCGCCTATTTCTTTCTTAAAATGCACCTTTTCAAGCCCTGATTCATGAAATATGTGCTTTTTCAGCATATCATTAAGTTCCCCCACCTCACCGGATAAACCTAATGCAGCGTTTACTATGCCGCCTACATCCATATCAGACTTGTTAATTATGCTCTTAAGTCTGTCGCTATTCTTTCTGTCATTAGTCCGCATAGCCATATTCTGATATTCATTGCCTGTCATCTGTCTAATCCTCCTAAACCAATCTTACCAGCGTATATTTCATTTTCCCACGCTTAATTATATATATGTTTCTTGTAATACTCTTAACGCTATATGTGTTTGCAAGTAAGATTAATTGTCTTGTTGTTATCTTAATCATATATACTCCTAAGCCTTTTTGTTTTTGAAAATGTTTGTGGGGCTTAATTGCACGCATTGCGTGGTATCTATAAACCCCCTCCCCGGGTCCTTTTAATTGTGTCAATGCTGTACTATTTACACACAATTCAATTTGTTTTGTTTTCCAGCTTCGTCTAACCATAGTTTAGCGAAGTTCGTTTATTTGATAAAATATAGCAAGCTCAGTGTTTATGCGGCTTGCAGCTATTTGTTGAATTGTGTATCATTTTCGCTCAATTGCAAGGGTGGCGAGTACTCCAATTGTGCGGTATTTTCGTTAAATTTCGGAATGCTTGCGTAATCAATAGCCCTGTGCTTGCTGGTCTCCCTAACGCCCGGCATATTCCAGCTGTGAACCTTATTCAACTTAGGCAAGTACTTCATCGGATTGTTGCGGCGGTCCTTCATGAGATTGAATAAACTTTCTTCGTTATCTTGCATAATTTTTTCTTGCAAGTCAAAAAAGTTTGAGCTTGATCTATTCCCATCACTCCAATTATACAGCGTCTGTTTCTCAATCCCTATCATGTCGCAGAACCCTTTCTGCGTAACTTCCTGACAATGTTTATTACAAAGACGCTTATATATATTATTATATACATATGCTACATTATCAAAATCATATACACCATTATTACTATTTTTATTTAATTTTAATAAATTACGGTTTGGAAAAAATAAAGTATTATATAGCTCTGTAATTATATCAGCCCAAATTGATGGATATATATCTTTCTCATCAATCTCATTGTCAATGCAATAATTGGTTACAATGTCCGTAGCTATGGCCGGCATATCTTCAACGCTTGTTATTGTCTGCGCATTTTCATCTTTCTTCATTCTCTCCGTCTCCCTTGCTGGTTATTCTAAAAATTAAAAAAGCTCAGCACATAAAAGAATAATAAAATAATCAAGTAATACAGATATAGCATAATCAATATAATTATTGCTATATTGCATATACTTAAATTATTAAATTACTTTCTTCAGTGCTGAGCTATTTATATATGCTCTAAAAATCTTATATACTGACAATACAACACATTTATATATCTGTCAATAATTATTTTTAAAATTTTACAAATTATTTTAATTATATTATATGCATTGTATATCATGATAGTATTTTAATTTTAATAAAAATATAAGCTTATTATTGATTAAAGGTTTTTTAAAAAATATAAAGGGTTTATTATAATAATATATATACAGATAACAGATGTCTGCCTACTGTATGCATATGGTATAGATACCCTATACATACCATATATTTTTTTTGAAATAAAAAAGAGGGGAGCGCTCCCCTCTTAAATTAGCAAGTTTGTTAAATTGATGTTAGAAATTCTTCAACGTCCGCCAAGGTACCTATTTCATCAAGCGCTGTACTGCTTTGATTATCAGCGCAGTAATATATACCCTTGTCACTTTTGTAAAATGTAAAACTGCTATTGCTGTAAACGGCGTATGCTGTTTCTGACAATTCCGACGGCGTAAATTCATACTTTTTCATTCTTTATCGTCTCTCCTTTTCAGTTTAAAAATGGACTGTGTGCGCTCTTGTTCATGCTCTCAATTATTCGTTCCGCTTCCTGCTTTGCAAAATCATCATCGAGAAGCTTTGCGCAGAATGCGAAAGCCGAGCAAAAATCACCGCGAAGATTGTATATCTTCGCAACCTGCTGTCCGTCTCTTGTGAATGTTGCTACCGCCTGAACAGATTCTGCAACCTGTCCGCTATTGTTAGCCTTGACGCTTTCAATATCAAAGCTAACCCAGAAATTATTAACTTTAATTCTGTTAATATGCATATTTTCTCCTCTCTGTTAGTCTTCTTCTCTGAGAAGTTCCCAACCGGCTTTCACAACGTCAATACACTCATCCTCAGCCTCACCAACTAAGTTGTAATATACAACCCAGCTCACCCGGTCAAGCTCTTCCCCCCTGTCGTCTGCAAGGGTATAATAATCATCGCTGACACGTTCAGCAATTCCGGCTGCCCCATCATCTGCGCTGTCTCCGTGTGCATATCCGAGCGCCTCAAGCATCTTTGCGCCCTCTTCATGACCGAGCTTCTCAAGCTCTTCAAAATTTACTTTCTGCATAAATTCCACCTTTCAGCGTTTCCGCTGTCCTTTCTTAATTATTTTCTTTTATGCGTTCTTACCGGCTCCGTAGCACTTGTAAAATGCATCCGTGAGCCTGCCGAGCTGCTCCGGTGTCAGCTCCTCTCTTAAATCCTCCGGAATCCATTCATATGATTTCCGGAATGTATCACCAAAACGTCCGATTTTGGATGCTTTCTTGACCTGTTCGAGCTTATACATCTCGCCGAGCTCTTTGACTGTGATTTCTCCGGCTTTTACAGCTTCGCGACCTTCTCTCGTTAAAATTGCCATTGCTTCAGATTTTTTTATTGTTCCGATTCCATTTATTCTCATGTTTGCTTCTCCTTTCAAGTGGGGCGATTTCTCGCCCCGGTGGTGTTACTTTGTCGGCTTGTACTCGTCTTTGCCGGTTTCAATGTAAAGCAGAAAATCATTGATTTTCTTTTCATCCCATCCGGCAGCTCTGAGACCTTCAATCAGCCTTGCTACTTCTGTCATTTGCATATCTTCCATGTTTCCCCTTTCCGGCTTTCGCCTATTGCCTTTCAGCAATATTATAATAACTTATTTTAGTTATATTGTCAATACTATAATTCAAGTTTTTCTTTTATTTCTTTTTCCTCTGCCGCATCCTTTTCATAATATATTAAGTGCTCCGGCTGCATATTCAGAACGGCGCATATATTATTCAATGATTTCATACTTATATTTGCGTTATTTTCCTTTATTTTTCTCCATGTATCCTGTGATATAATACCTGTTTTTTGTGCCTTGTATGCTGTCATTCCTGCAGTTTTCAGTGCTCCGGCAACGTCAAATTTGAAACGAATCATTTTTGCATTTCCTCCTTATATATAGATGATAATATTTTTATCCGAAAAAGTCAATTAAAAATAACTAAAAAAAGTTGCATTTTATATTGACAATAACTTTTTTTAGTTATATAATAAAACCATCAAATAAATAAAGCCGGTGACACCTACCAAGCGACCACCGGCACCAATCAAAAAAGAAAGGTAAGCCGATTATATCACAGTCGGCGAAATGGTACAAGGCTATGAAAAGAATTAAAGAATTAGAAAAGGAACTCGAAAAGGTTTGCGGCACTTATGAAAATGATTGCAGCAAGTGCCCGAAGCAGGCAGAATGTGAAGAATATTGTAAACTGTCACAGGAAGAGGAGGACTAAAACATGAATTACAAGGTCGGTTATAGAATAGACGAGGATGCAGCGCACGGCATTAAGCAGGGCTATAGAATAATAGCGGCTTTTGATTATGTTGTAAATGCGCAGGATTTTATTGAAAAGTGCATACCCGCCGAAAATCAAGACAGATTTTTCATGCTGTCAAATAATACAAGATACTACCCAGCAACGGGGAATTTTGAAATATTTTATCCGAAACGCTCCAAAATCGGAGCGTCAGCCGCGGGATGGTCTCCCGGCTCTGACGATGGCAGACCAGAAAGGAAAAACATGAACAATTATATAAAGGTGATTATATGAAAAAACAGTATGCAAAAAAATTAAAATAGGCGATAAAGTGAATCGACACGAAAAGGGATGGTCAAAAGTTGTCGGGATTAAGAAAAGTTTTATAGTGTACCTGACTTTTGATAATGGCGATGTAATGCCTTATTGTGAATCCGATGAGCTCATTATTGCCGCAATGTAAAAAGTCGAAACCGCCGCCTGGCGGTCTGCAGGAACTGCCCCACCTGCACCGATGAGACAGGGCAAACAATGAAAGGATGGTTGATATCATGACATTTGAGAAAAATTTACAAGCTAAAAAAGCGGATGCATTAGCAGCATATAAGGCAGCTAAAGCAGATTTTTTGAAAACTGTAACAAGTGAAAACTTAAAAGGCGATTTTGAAAAATGGAAAATTTTTTGCAGTAAAAAAGCCGACTGTATGAAGTTGGGGCGTAAGAATTTAGCAAGGCTGGCGGTTCCGGGGTTCGATTCCCCGGCTTGCTTTACCTCATAAGAGGATAATAAAATTGAAAGGCGGCATTTATATGAAAAAAATACAGTTATCAGACGAAAGCAAAAGCGTTTTGTACATTTTAACAAAAGAAGAATGGGAAAGAATACCGAACGATTACAAAACAAATTATATTGTTGATTACACCAAAAAGGAAATAATGAATAAAACAATCAAAAGTGCTTTCTTGCCTGGATATGGTACAACATTATTTTTTGAAAATAGGCATTTTCTTATAGTTGACGACAAGAAGCCATTGAAAAAGTATGCTATATGGAGGAATCGCGAGGTAATAGGATATTGCGAAATTGACAAGGCTGCAGCGGACAAGGCAAACAGGGCAAGCAATGCATATTTTTATTTTGGTTTTGACAAAGTAACAAGCCCAGAAAAATATTAATTCTTTCCGCCATCCGTTCAGGCGGTCGGCATGGTTCAACGCCCTGCGGCGTTTTTTCCTGTAAGGGATAATATCAAAATATATGGAGGTACTAACATGAGATACAAGGAAAGCGACATAAAAACGATACAGGACGAATACGGCATGAGAGGCGCAAAGCCTTATATTTACGTCAATTCATCAGCGCATAGATGGTTCATATTGTGGTACGCGGGCGAACCGGATGAAGTCGATAATTATACTTGCAGCAGATATACAAGCGTTGCGCAATATCGAATTTAATAATTGATTTTAAGGGCGTACAATCTGCGCCCTTTTTGGCTTGCTGTGGGTTCTGGTTGGTTCGATTCCAGCCGCAAATGCTTTTATTTGTGTACCTTGAAAAATTAATATAAAAGCTGTATAATCAAATTAAGTATTGCCGGCTTTTCGCTGTCCGGCAGTCTTATTTTGCTACGATTAAAAAGCAAGCGCATATTTGCCGTTTTAAAGCGTTTTAATATGCTTATAGTGTCATTCTTAATCTTTTACGCTTGTGCGGCTCTGCGGGGCTTATACGGCTTTACAGCGTTAAAAAATCCCCGGCGGTGCTCTGCCTAATTTTCAGCCGCCGCAGGGTGGCAGGTCCTTGTCTGACCCTAAAATTCTTCACTCTTTTCAGAAAAAAATTTTCCAATTTTGCTCAACAAATTTTCAAGCACCCAAAAATCAAATTTTCCTCTGTAAATCTGCAATATAGGGGGGTATCAAAAAATTTTGCAATTGAAAATTTTTGCAAAAAATATTTTTTATTCAGCTTAATATTATAATATGTCAACTATAATTAATTAGATATATAACAAAAACAGTTGCCGCATTAAGCAAGCAACTGTCATTGTGCTAATTTATAAAAACCACAGGATTATTATTATCAAACAAACAGGATTCTACTTCTTGCCCCTTGTCTGCTAATGAACATTTCACTTTTTCAAACATTCTGATTCCTCTTACAATGTCATATCTGTAATTAAGTGAGTAAACAGTTCCAATAAAGTGCTGTTTGTTTACAGGAATATACGCCGGCATTACAAGTTTCCCTGCCTGCGGCTGTGCAAATTCCTTAAGCTCGGCCACCGCAACATCTTCAATTATGCACGTATCTCCGTATTCGCCAAGTGACGGATAAACAGGCGGATTCAGCAATGCATTATAAATATCGTCAACATCTGAATCATTAAATGCCTTAATGTAAATCACAGTGTCAAGGTCAACTAATACAGATTTTGTCTTGGATGACCTTACCCAGCCTGTATGACTTCCATCAGCATTATCAACTATAACATCCCAACGCTTTATCTCCTCTTCATTAATTTTATTGAATTTATGTCCGCCATGCCATTCTGAGCGGAAATCCGTATTATAGATGCCCTTGCCGGTGATGAAAAAATCAAGCTTGTGATAACTTTTCCATTGACACATTGAATGAATAAACCCATTAACTGTACTAAACGGCGGCAATGGGTAACAATCAACGCCCTCCGGCGCATTTGCAATCTTAAATCTCGCCATATTCTGATGCATTTTTAACCTTACTACTCTCATAATAATTCCTCCAAAATATAAAATAAGCCGCACTTAATAAAAGTACGACTTTCCAATATGGAACTATTAAAATATACAATCATCAATTTTTTACATCACAGTTATAATACCGTTTCAGTTATCAAATGTCAAGCTTTTTGGCGTAGTATTTGCCGTTATAATCAGTGAATTTGCTGAATATCTGCATACCGCCATTTCTTCAATCAGCCTTTCTTTTGTCATCCCCGGATTAGTTCTTTTTACATACTCAAGAATCTTATCAATACTCATCATCCCACTCTCCTAACTGCTCCTAAAACCATATCAACAATGTCAAATACTTCATCTCCGTACGTTGCCACAAAATCACAGAGCACTTCTTCCTGTTCAATCGGCAAATATATGTCATATGACATGCAGATAGCATGCGTAATCTCATGAATTAATACTTTGCGTAAAAATCCGCCTTGCAGCATATCAGACAAATAGACAGTGTTTGTATTTCTATCTGTAACTCCAACACTCAATGTGCCGTCAGAGCGCTGTAATTGCCTATTATTTGCACTTACATATTTAATGCGCCATGTTGTATCATTAATCGTAAAAAACATCTGCATTCTCCTTTCTGAGCTGTTTCCGAAATGGAAATAACTGAAAAGCCACTAACCAAATATCAGCTAGTGGCTTCTTGTATTTATTTTTTGTGTTTTCTGATTGGTAGTCGGAACACTCTATTTTTTTAATGCTTTTAGATATTCAGCTTCAATACCACGTCTGACAAGCTCAGAACAACTGATATTAAGCTTTTCTGCTGTATAATTCAGTTTATCCAATGTCTCATTATCAAGCCTGGTCCTTAACATGTAATCTTTTGGGTTATCTTTCCTTTTTCTGCCTGTTTTAGATGACAAAACAATCACTCTCCTTTAAAATGTTGCTACATTTTACTATTTTTGTTGCCACATTTTATTAATTTTTGTAGCAACACTTTTTTAATTTTTGTTGCTACATTTTATAATAATCTGTTGCTACAAAAAGTCAAGTGGTTATGATAAAAAATGGAACGCACCTTTCGATACGTTCCACTAGTGAATAAATATTTTACTAATTAACTGATTATTCCAATGTTAAAGTTCTGGTTAAAAGTTTTCTTTCACCTACAAAAGGTTTTATTTCCAGTGTAACATCATCCATGCTATCTTCTAACACAAACGAAGAAGCTACTGTTATAGTAACGCCTTTCTGAATTTCTTTGGCACTGTTTCTTGATTCATCGTTTACATGCCACATAGAATGCTCAATTTCAACACCATTCTGAAAGCAGGTGTCATCGAAAGAATAGTCAAAGACTGCATTATCACTTGAATTGTTTGTAAAATCGTAATAAACAACAAGGACTTTTTCCCCTGAACCATTTTCGGTCACTTCATGTCTTAAGTATTTGACAGTCTTGTCTCCGTAAGTAAATTCTGTATCCGATGGGTTACTTACCGGACTGTTATTACTGATTTGCGATATTACATCGCCAACAGTTTTCTGCTGTCCACAGCCGCCAACTATAAAAGAACTTACTGTAACCGCTGCTAAAATGGCTACCACCGCCGCTTTTCTCCTCATATTAAATTCCTCCTAATTGTTTTTATTATATAATACTATGAGTTTACAAAAAATTCAATATATACAATTCCACTAGCCTATATTTAGTTGCCAAGGTACAATAAACAGGCTATGAATATTGCTACCCATAGCCCTTAAATTTACAGCTTAGAAACAAGTGTACTAAGTTTGGTGCGCATAAGATTGCGTTCCTCTGCTGTCATATCGCCAATAAGCTGTGTAATGTCACCGCCAAGCTCCTTGATATATCCGTCAAGTGCTTTCATCTTATGTTCCTTATCGTCTGGTGTGTTAGCCTTGTGCATTTCCTTAGTTTCTGTGTAGTTTCTTTTTGCTCTGTCATAACCGCTTTCAGACATTGGCTCTGTATAGTACATCTTGCCATAATCTCTATCCATATCTCTCATATGCTCTGCTTCTGGGTACATGTGCATATAAGGTGGTTCTTCATATCCTCTACGATATGTTCCTTTGCCTTTTGGGGCGAATCTGCCATTAGCATAGCGGTAGTGGTCGTAAAATCTTCTGTCTGGATAATCTTCGTACTGTTCAAGCATACGCATAATGTCCTCGTTATCTTCTGACTTTTCCATAGCTTCAACAATTCTGTAATCTTTGTCAAAACAAGCTATGTTCTTCGCTATTTCTGTAAAATCCTTTAAATCGTCAAGGTTCTGCCCCTCAAAGCTATCTAATCCGATTGCTTCAACTTTAGCCTTGACACATTCCATAATCTGTTTAGCCCATTTATGCATAATATCAAGCCTCCCTTACTGCAATCAAATTACTGTTCTGCACCTCAATAGCCTGTGTAGATGTATTCTGAACCGCTACAGTACTGCAACAGCCACAAGGTACATCAACATATGCCTGTGCTGATACATTAAAGAAATTCTCAACTGCGGCTGGCGTTACAATCATTCTTGTTGACTGTAAAGGCTCTCCATCTACTGCAATGGCAAGTGAAATAGCTTCAACTGTACCGCCTGTAGGTATCTGAATGTTGCCAGAATATGATACTAAAAATCTTGCCTTGCACTGATTGGTGATACCTCTTAGCTTGATAATTCCACTTCCCTGTCTGTGGACTATACATTTGCTACCGCATACCGGTGTTTCTGTAAATGCCACATCTTCTCCAGCAGCAACGGTTTGTAATGCAATTCCTGTTATTTCCATTATCTTTACCTCTCTTTCACAAAAATAAGGGCAAACATTATAGTCTGCCCTTTGGTTATAAGTAATACTGCTTAGCAGACATAATCGAGTTAAACTCAATTAAGATACTCAATTATTAAGTTTTAGCAGCCACATCCTGTATTGCAACCGCATCCATAAGCATAACCATAAAGGTTAGAAGCTGGGAATGATGGGACCGGTGTAGGCCTTACTGCATCAATAATCTGATTTGTCTGTGCGCTCATGGCAGAAGTCAGAAGTGCGTTCTGTCTATCCTGTGAAGCAGCTCTTCTAAGGTCATTGTTCTCTGCTGTAAGTGTTGCTATCTTATCCTGACATAAGTAGTCTAATATGCTTCTAAAGCCTGCCTGCTGGCTGTCAATAATATCTCTTGTATTATTGTTCATTGTGTTCTGCAAAGCACAGGTGTTAGTTGCCATGTTATAATTAACTCCCTGAATAGCTTCCCTTGTCTCGCAGCAGCAGCTAGCAAGCTGTGCCTGTAAAGCATTAGTATTCTGCATATTAGCAACTGTATCAGCGTTAATAGCCTGCTGGATGCCATATCCGGTCTGCATGATATTTGTGTTAATACCATTAAAGCCGGTAAGCATACTGTTGTTCATGGCATAAAAGCCATCACAAAGTCCGTTAGAAATGCCATCTAACTTGCTGATAACTGCTGAATTGTCAAATCCGCGTTGAATGTCTGCCTGTGTAGCCGCTGTTGCAACATAGCCACCGCCATTGTTGCCACCAAAACCGCCAAATCCACCATTGCCCCATCCAAAGAGTAATGCAAATACAACGATTATCCAAAGCCATCCGCCGTCAGCCCATCCGCCATTATTGCCGTTGCCGTCAATGTTAGCGACTAATGGTACGCTGGCACAATTTGAGTTTGAAAACATATTGTTACCTCCTAAAAATATATTCATAAAGATGTCACCCAGGTAATTTGCAAAGACATCTAATATGCTACTAATTACCAAATCTGCTTTTTATCTGATTAAATACATCATCTGCATTTAACCCCTTTTCCTTGCATAAATTTCTAGCCATTTGCTCTATGCCTTGCATATTGCCCTGTTGTGCCATCTGCATAGTGTTCTTCAGCATAGGATTACTCATCATCTGATTATTCCCCATCATCTGCTGTATAAACTGTTGCGGACCAGCTTTTATCATCTGAAAAATGTTAATTGGGTTCATTCTTCATCACCGCCCTTGCTTTGAGTTCTCGAAGATTTTCTTTGCGTTCCTAAAGATTTATCAAATCTATCTTCTAACTGCCCTATTTTCTCTGATAGCTCTTCAAACTTATTTAAGAATAGCTGTGTGCTTTCGTCTGATAGGGTAAATTTAGCGTTTTCTGCGTTAGACATAGAATTCACTGTCTGATTATCTTTAGGGTCTGTATAAGGCTTATACACAATCGTTCTAATTGTTCCGTCAGCATTCCAACCCTTAACGTATATCTCCGACATATCCTGTTTTGGGAAAAACGCCATGGAGCCATCCATAGGCACTTCATTTGCATTAATATTTTCAACTGCTTGCACCACCCTGCCATTAATGCCTACTATCTGCTGTGGCATAGGTTGTTGGTTCATCTGCATAGGCTGTTGCTGTAAGCTCTGCTGATAATTTTGTAAAAAGTTCATTCTATCCATATACGGATTTTGAGATTGCATATAAGAATTATTCATCATAGGCGCTTGATACGGATTGTTCATTGTCTGCCTCCTCTAAAACTTCCTCGATTGCGTGGATAACAAGAGATAATGTTACTAAGTCAAGTTTTTGTAATTCTTCTTTGCATAAGATTTTTTCTCTAACTTCATCAGAAAACATTTGCACTGCCTCTCTTTCTGGCTTAATTTTGACATAAAAAAAGAGAAGAACATTATCAAGTTCTTCTCTAATTATTATCATCTGCATAAGGACTTTTTTATGTACCAATTATGTACCATTTTTTGTAAAACTATGTGAATATATAACGAATTATATGAAATTAAAATTTCATAAGAAACGGCATGATGCCAAGGTTTGTTGCAATATATAAGCATATAATCAAGTACGTTAAATATGCCAATAAGCAACGATACCTAATTTCATTTCATCTTACACCTATCCAGAAACCCTTTATTTCCGGGATTTCTGCCTTTCTATTTTTGATTTATGTACCAATTATGTACCAATTTAAAATTATATTACTTTTAATGCTTCCGCCACTTTATTCATTTCTAACTGCTTTTGCTCTTGTGTAGTATGTACATATAAATTCATTGTTATACCTATGTTTGAATGTCCTAATATCATCTGTAATGTTTTAGGCATCATCCCAGCTTCTATACATCTCGTAGCAAACGTGTGCCTTAAAACATGCATCGAAAACTTTGGGATATTTGCCTTATCACACACTTTGTAAATTCCGGTGTCATATGTGCTGTTTTTTACCGGCGTACCTTTTCTGCATAAAAACACTCTGTCTTTCCATTTTATATCAATAAATTTATATGAAGCATTTTTGTTTTTTTGTAATTTTAGCAGAGATACCGCTTCATCAGTAAGTGGAATTGTCCTGTACCCTGATTTGCTTTTGGGTGGTCCCTCTCTCCACTCTCCTGTTGAATGCCTGTATTCTAAACTTCTACTAATTGTAATTGTCTTATTCTTCCAATCAACATCTTCCCACTTTAAACCTGCAAGTTCTCCGGTTCTTAATCCTGTTTGTAAGACAAATTTATACTGATATTCATATGACGTACCCTCGATTGCCTTACAAAACTTCTTCTGATTTTCAATGGTTAGAGCTTCTTTCTTTGATGAATCCTTGCCTATGTCGGATTTCACCATTCGATTGCATGGATTTTTGACAATAACGCCATTCTGATATGCATAATCAAGCATGTTGTATAGTGCTATGCGTGTCTGATATATCGTTGCTGTCCTGTAATTCTCATCAGCCATATCGTTCATTATCTTTTGGCAATGAAGCGTGTTGACCTCTCGCAGTATCTTATTCCCGATAACAGGCTTTATATTGCGATTGTATCTCTCAGTGTAGTTCCTAAGCGTGTTCGGTCTTACTGTACGCTTTTTAACGCTTATCCAGTAATCAAACCAAGCACCAACTAACATATCTGATGGAAATTCTAAATTAGTATGTTCATCTGCGTATTGTTCATCAGCAAGCCATTTTCTACATTCTTGCAGCTTTGTAAACAGCTTCTGTACTCGCTTTCCGCTCCTTGAAGTATATCTGCCGACATAGTATTTGTCTTTTCTCTGGCTGATACCTTTGCCAAGTTCCTTGCCTCTTAAATCCTTTCCCATATTATATTTTGCCCCTTTCGTTTACGAAAAAAGCCTTATGCAATTAATTATAATATCACATAAAGCTTTATAAGTCTACTTTTGTTAAATTTCCGTTGATTCTGCGATGTACTTTTCAAACTCTTTTCTTTTAATTAATTTGCGTTTGCCTATGTATAACACAAAATTACATCTAGGTTCACTTGTGATCTCTCGCAATTTGTTAATTCCTATATTGCTATACTCCGCTGCTTCTTCAACTGTTAATGTGACTTTTTCCCATATTGGAATTGTTTTAACCATATCGTTAGCCCTTTCTATCTTAACTTTTATATCCTTAACTCTTCTTGAAATCGTTGCTTTGGATAACATAAGCCTTTGACTAACCTGTTCTAAGCTCATATTACCTACAAGTAACTTAAATATCCTTAATTCTTCTTCTGTGAAATTGGCGTTTTCGATTATCTTGTCAAGTTCCGGCTTAGTAAGTTCTGACAACCTCATAAGCCATGCTCCTAATCTTCTACCTCTATTTTGCAAAACCTCTCATGTTTAATTAATCCATTTCTGTATCTAAAGATATACTGAAATACAGTGTTAGGTTTTACGCCTGCTTTTCTTGCCAATTCAGCGGCAGAATCTGCTACTATTATTGGTAACTCATATTTATCTCTGCTTAATTCCAACCATAAGACCATCGTATTTTACCTCTGAGACTTTAAAAACCGATTGTCACGCCGCCAACAATGCTTGCTGTTATCTCTCTTTGAGCTTTTAGCTTTTTCATGAAACATTTGCCAACATTTTTGACATATCTGCCCTTGTGGTCTGTCAATAGGTTCTCCACAAAAGTAACATAAGTGATTTTCTCTGCGGTATTCTCTTATATTCTGCTTATTTTCGTTCCTTTTTCTATGAATGGCATTATCTTTACTCTGGCATATTACACACTTTGCTCTGCCTTGTGCAGCCTTTCTTTTTCCACACCTTGTACATATCCCAGCTTCCTTGCGTTCAGCATATAAGTTCCTTGAATATTCCTTGAATGTTTCACTGTATTCTTTTTGCTTATCATCACTTATCGGGTGCCTAGCTCTGTATTCTGCTTGGCGTGCCAAACATTCAGGGCACATCTTTTCATCTCCAAATAGTTTATTTTTGCCACATTCCGGGCATATTCCAATTTTTCTAAAAAATTGCTTACTTTCTCTTCGGTAATCTGTATATTTTTTCCTGCATTCTTCACAATAATGCGTTCTCCCTTCTTCGAGCGGTTTCCCACATCTCACACATAAGCATAACTCTTTACGCTTGTCATACAATTTTTTCCATGCCGGTATCTTTTTCTGTTCTTCCATAATCATTAGGGAGTAAAGCTAGCTTTAATTGGTCGACCAAACCTCTTTACCTCCTATTTTCTTAATTTTTCAATACGTTCTTCAATGTCCTTTGGTATATCAAATATGTCTGTAGCGTCCTGTGATGCGCTCTCCTTGCTTTTTCTATCTTCAAGCATAGAGTTTATCCTTTGTAGATTTTTAGAAGTTATTTGAGTTGAATATGAATTAGCATTATTTTTCTCAATTAAAGCTCTTACTTCCGGCGGCATCTTAGAAAGTTCCTTTGCACGACAAACCACTGTTCTGTAGCTTCTCATAAAGTTTGATTGCGTGACCGCCTTATCCTCAGCACCAAGCATAGCCCATTCTGTTAAGCATCTTGGCTGTCCTACTGCCTGTTGTACAAGCGGCGGAAGTTTTGCAAATTCCTCATCAGCACCATACAGCCCATTTCTTATAGCTTTACTTACAAGCGACCAAGCTTCAAGTTCTGTAAGCTCCTGTGGGTTCTGTATTGCGTGAAGTTTATCAACTAACTGCCCTATACTCGGCGCAAAACCGCTTGTGTCAGTAGTCGTATATGCTTTAAATGCCGCCATGACAATATTATTATCATACTCGCTTAAACACATGAGCCACGCATTTACCGCCGCTTCTCTACTTGGTGGATTGTAGTTAGGATATACAGCCTGTGTCATGGCAAGTAATTGTCTTACTTCTGTTTCTGTCATAAGCTACAACCCCCAACCGCCTAAAAATTCTTTTGTACTGTCTTTCTGTTTAATTTGCTGATTCAGATAGCTTTCAAATTTAGCTCCAAACAAAGTATCTGGTCTTAAATACCTCTCCTGTTCCGTTCCAAGCCATTCATCAGATTTCTTACTGATAACTGTATAAAAGTCCTGCTCTGTATATCCTTCATTAAGCCTTGCATTAATATGTTTCTTGGTGTTAGGAGTATTGTATCTATATCTTGTATTACATTTATTATTTAGATAGTTAATAATATTTATATATATATCTTTATTATTATCTATATTATTAATAACAGTATCAGATACAGATACAGAATCAGTATCAGAAACAGATGTTTCCATAGTCTCTGTATACTCTATAGATACAGTATTGTTTTTCATGGAATCAACTGTATCATTAACATATTTTCTAAATTCATCGGATTTAATATGTTTAGCAACTGCCAAAACTCCTGCAAGCACCTTTTCTGATTTGCTCCAATTATACTTATACCAATGCAATATAAGCACTTCTTTAGTTTCTGAATCAAACTTAATAACCTTGTGTACCTTATCAAACCTTTCTAATAGCCTGATAATAGTATCTTTGTTATAACCTGTCTGCCTTGTCATTTGTGAATAACTAACCTCATAGCACCCACATATATTTGTCTGTGGATTTGTTAGCAAATATATGTAGAAATACTTGTCCTCTGGCGTAAAATCATCTTCAACCTTGTTGTCAGTCCAAAAAGATAATTGAACATTTCTATATATTGCCATATCATTGCTCCTATCCTTCAAGTTCTGCCGCATTGTTACTTCACTAAATCGTTAATATTAACTCTGAATCCGTCAAATTCCTTGCCTTTGCTTCTGACATAGACGGATGTGTCAAAGAACATCAAGTTACCCTCTCTGTCCGTTGCCATACTTACACCATTTCTTGTAAGACTGCCTTTGAGTAGGTCAAGTAAAATCTGTATTTCCTGCTTTGTTTCGTCTTTCATACTGTATCTCCTATAAAATCACTTAATCTCATTTGTGCCATTTCAGCATCTAACCTCTGCTTTGATACCTTGTAATAGTATTCATCAAGCTCAAATCCGACAAATTTATGGTTAGTGTTATAGCAAGCTATCAAGCTACTCGCACTACCTACGTGAGTATCAAGTATAATGTCATTAGGCTTTGCGTATCTGTTTAATAGCCACTCATATAGTGCTACAGGCTTTTGTGTTGGGTGCATTCTGTTTTCGTTAGCATTTCCTTGTGAAATATGTCTAAACATTTTTGCATTACTATTAAATGAACACCAAGCATATTCACACATCGCCATAGAGAAATCTTCTGAAATATTCTTTTTATCCCACACAATAAAGCATCTTGTTGGTGGCAGATTAAAATAATTACCGCCCCATATAATCTGATTTTTACTAACCCTAAATAATTCTTCAAAATACTCCTCGCTTGGTGCTATATCCCAGTGTCTAATATCTTGCTTTAATTCTGCATTCCCATTAGTCTGATACTTTTTCGCCCAAGTTCCGCCTGTTCTGCAGCAATTAGAGCTAGGGATAGTCCCCACTGTCAATATGATATTTGTCGAACCACCCTCCAAATCTGCCTCGTTTTTTCTTTTCCCATTCATCGGATTGCCCCCCCCCGAATGGTGGGTCTACAATCGCAAGGTCAAAATATTTGTCGGGAAATTCTTTCATTCCTTGCATACAATCCATGTTGTAATATCCAAAATCTAACATTTTGCTCTTACCAAAAGGAAACCTCGGTTTTATGTGCGCACAACCTATTCCTTTCTTTGATTTTTAGCTAGTTATCTTCTTTTCTTTCAAAACTCTCGCAAGACACATCAAGCAAACAACCACATTTTTCGATTTCTGTCACTCCCCAATATGTCTTGTATCTGTAAGAGTTTTTACAGTTAAAGCAGAAATCCTTGCCATTATTCAGCTTGCAACTTGTCTTTTTGTCCTCTAGCTTTTTCTCGATACTCTCGTTTATCCTTTTGAGTTCCTCGACCTTTTTCTGCGATTCCTCAAAATCTTCAATGAGTTTGTTGTATTTCTTCTTACTTAAAATCTTCATTTTACTTCGCTTCCTTCAACTGTTCGGCTATTTCTTTTGCAAAGAATAATATTTGTTCGTATTCTGCATAATTTCTCTCTTTATATGCTTTTTCTAGCGTTTCTATGCTTTGCCTATAATCGTCGACAGCCTTGTTATAGCCAAATTTATAGCCACATCTATACACATTTTCTGACATTCCCTCATTTGCCCTGTACGCTTTCAATTCCTCTAACCATTCAGCTAAACGTTTGTTATCTTCTGAAATTTTAAGACAGTCCAAACCATAGTACGGACTTCTCTTTTTTAATGTTAAATTCAGCTTATGATTGTTTTTGAAACTATTTTCATTATCTCTAGCTTTTTGTATTGCTTCATCAATCGTCATTATTACCGCTCCTTTATTTTTCTTCCTACAATGTGTTGCTCCAAACTTAGACTTGCCAACATATTCGTAACAATCAACACATTTCCATTTGCCACTCTTTTTCGGTGTATCTGAACATCCATAGTATTTATGATTCTTGTTCGGATAATCGTTCCAACAATGGCAATCATAGTCTTTGTTAGTCATTTCTATCAGCTTTCTTAAAGAGAACTCCTCTTAAATGCTCATCAAGGTCTAATTCTATTCCGTCAATATTGCCATTTAGCTTGTTTTGACAGTGACACAATAGTATTTCAAGGTCGCAAATTCTGCCTGCTTTGTATTCATCACGAATAAAATCCAAAACCCTATTTACGCTTTCTATCCTGTACTTTACTATCTTTGAATTGTACTCAAGTCTTATATCTGCAATTTCTTTTTCATGCTGTCTGATTTCAGCTAAATCGCACTTACAAAATTCATAATCGCTAATAAGTTTTTCCTTTGAATCTCGTGCGATTTCTTCTGCTGTATAGCCTTTAATTCCGCTCATTCGCTCCTACCTTCTTTCAACAAATCCATAAACTTCTCATACTGTTTCTGCGATACTTTGTTGTGTTTCTTATCGTCTCTAATTTCGATTTTAAGGTGTTTTTCAGCGATAGAGGATAATTCCCTCGCTAACACCTTTTTACCTTGCTGTATGCCGTCTCTGTAGCCTTTAGAGGGCTTAAATTCATTTATCTTTTCTTTGCCCTCTCCTTGACCGCCAGCTGTCTTATTATAGCGACACTGATAACCTTTCTTGGTGTACTCCAAAATCCAGTACTGTTCCCATTTATCAAGCTCATTTGCTGGATAATGAATGAAATTAAGTTTCCAGCCATAGGGATTTTCTTCACTGTAAAATCCTCTTTTCTTGATTGATAAATCTATGTGCTGATACCCTACAAGGTGTCCACACATCCTCTGCGATAGGTGTAGTGCTTGCCCGATGTAAAAATAAGGAATATTGTTCTCGTCAACTCTGGTCAAAAAATAAATACCACTCTTATCATCAAGTTTTGGATTTATCTTTAGTAGCCTTTGTTTATTACTTTTCTCTATTGCCTTGGCTCTCGCTATGTTCTGATAACTCAAGAATTGCCACCTGCCTTTACTTCAAAAGGATTCACAAAATTATCAATAGGTTTAGCTTTCATATCAAAGAATGTTGGTTGCTCTTGTATATCTCTATAATCTAATACATAATTATCACATTCTTTACAATGTGATATATCTCCCGAACAATCACCATCATAATTGCAATGAAAGTTCAATTCATCTGCGTCAATTAATCTCATTCTTCATCGCTCCAATCTAATTTTTGACCACAGTTCGGGCAGTAATCATAATCATCATAATCAACCTCATATCTCTTATCACAGCAAGGACAAATCCAAGTATCATATATAAGCGTTCCGTCTGGAGCATATCCATCACCCTCATATGTCGGTTTCTTAGCTATCTGTTTCTCCCTAGCTTCAATCACACTCTTAAATGTAAAGCCTTTCTTAACGCATTCATCTTCAAACTGCATATAGTTTTCAAGGACTTCTGTTGTCATTTTGCGGTCAGATAGCTTCTTGATTGTTTCAAGTGCTGATATTGCATATCCGATAGCATCCATAGTTTCATAATCAGGATGCGGTTTCCAAGCGTGTTTTAAATATTCAAAGTGCTGCTTTAGTTTATTTATCGCTTCATTCTCTGTCATACTCACACCTCTTTAATTAAAGGGTAATCCCTCGTCTGCCACACCATCTGGGATTGACATAAAGCTGTCTGAATTAGCATTACCGCCCATAATTCCATTGCTATTATTCTGCTGATTAGCACGACTTTCGCAAAATTCGTGTCTTTCAACAACACAATCATTAGTGTAGACTTTCTGTCCGTCCTTGTTAGTGTAGTTGCCTGTCTGCCATCTACCCTCAACAATAATCTTAGTTCCCTGATGTAAATACTTCTCTGCAAACTCTCCATTCTTACCAAATGCAATGCAGTTAATAAAGTCTGCCGCCTGTTCGCCCTCTTTCTTAAAAGCTCTGTCAACGGCTAATGTGTACCTTGCTACTGCCATACTTCCGTTTACTGTCTGCGAATATCTAATCTCTGGCTCTCTAGTCAGTCTCCCACATAAAATTACACGATTCATTACTTTTCCTCCTTAATTTCCTTTTACAGGCAAAAACAAATTTATAATAAATACCACAAATAAAATTATCTTAAATGCTATGTTAATGCCTAATATACAAGCTATCCATGATATAACAAAGCTTTCTATCAAAGAGATACCTAATTTAATAAGTACAAATAATAAAATTAATAAAATATAATTCATTACTTTTCCTCACTTTCTAATAACTCTGGATTGTCAAAAATGTTGCCGATAATTTCCATACTTTGAATATCTTCAGCCGCCCAATAATACAAATCTTTTCTCCGTAACCATTTAATTCTCCATCCTGATTTATCCCATATAACTTTCGCTGTTCCGACTTTGCATCTGACAATATCATTCTCCCAAATCAGCTTACCATTCTTGTCTTTCAAACCTGTGCATTGGCAGATTGTAGATGGGTCTACTTCAAATCTTTCAGCAATATCATATAATCCGCTGTGTATTAGTTGCTCGGTGTAAATATAATGTTTTTTATTTATATATGCGTAAAATCCGATAACCCATTCTCCGTTGTCTTTTCGCTTTGCCTTGCATAAATATCTATCTTCCATATTTTCTCCTTTCTAATACCTTGATATTTCAATCTCACTATTCAATATGGTATTAAGTTCCTTGCTAAGTAAATCAAGCTCCTGTTTCACCAATAATTGAGCTTCATTTATAGCAGCTATTACAGATGTACTGTTTAATTTTCTATCCAAAATACCTAGTGTTCGGCAATTCATATATAGCGTTTCTCCGCAACCGCATAGTGTGTGAACACATATATCTAATCTTTTGTTGCTACCTCTGTAGATAGTTCCTGTTTCAACTAGCTCTCCATATTTTGCATTGCTTATATACTTCATATTCTCTCCTATTCCGCTTCTGATTGAAGCCAATCCATACAACTAGCTTCTCCCTCGTATTCTTCTCCAAATGTGTTTTTAAATCCGACAAGAAATTCTGATAGTTCTTCATCCGACATATTTCTTATCCTGTTGGCATTGGTCTGTCTGTTGTCACATCTGCAACAAGGCTCATTTTCTCTTGAATTTCTGTTATGCTGGCAGTTACAGTTATTGTTGCCATCCTGTATTTTCTGCTTATTAATCGCCTGCATTACCCATGCTTTTTTAATCAGTCCCATTTCAGATGGGATTTTTGATAACTCGCTCTTTAATCTTGACTTACTAATCAAATCGCTCATTTTCTCCACCTCTTAATTCTTTTAGCTTTGCTTCGGCTTCGGATTTTGTGAGGAATACTGTTTTACCAATGCCAGACAATGGAATCGCAAAATTTTTCTCACACTCTATGTAATTGCTATCCGGTCCGGTCTCATCATCAATCCATTCATGTAACCATTTTGCCTTAACCGCAATCTTCATCCAGTTTCTTTTCGCAAAACGGAATGAAACAATTCGACCTGGGAAATATGATGGAATCTTATTATCAATGTCCTCGTAACACTCCATATCCTCTATTGGAAGTATTGTGTTATCTACATAAACTGTATCTCCCACTTTGCAAGGCAACTTGATAAGTCTGCCCTGCCCCTCTAACTGCTCATATTCCTCGTACTTGTCAACATCTTCGTTTGTAAGCAGTGCAGATTTAAAAGTATCTTTTGGAACATTAAGTGCTGAAGCGTCTTCAAATGTTTTGACTAGCCCTTCTAACAATCCATCACTTTTTCCGAATACTTTTGCAAGCCTGTTATTCAAACTCTCGTAATATATCATCGTTGCAACGAATTTACTAAGGGCACTGTCCTCTTTTTCAGTATAATTGCTGTTATAAGGCAATTTAACAAGTCTGCCCTGTTCCTCTAACCGCTGATACTCCTTTAGCTGTTCTCTATAAGCCTCTGCAAAATTTCTAAGATGTCTTATCACATCCCACTTAAACATATTCGTTTCGGCTTCCATGAGACTTTTAGCAGTCTTTATTGTTTCCTCAAAAGTCCATCCATTTATCACTTCATCAATATTCATTACTGCTCCTTTCTTCTCATGACTAACTCAAAATCTGTCTCTGGATATGTGATAGAATATTCTTCTTTTCCCGCCATATTCGCCATGAACCATTCAAATACAGAAGCTATTGCACTATCTGTAATATCTGTTTTCTGCCCTATCCACATATGCTTTTCTGTATCTTGCGTTCCATAATAAATTCTGTTGGTAATAGGACTTACTCCTGTTCCTTTCTTTTTAGCCATATAATTTCCTTTCTAAAACGGACATTCGCTAGGATTTTTTAAATTCCAACTTTTTCCTGCTTCCGCAACATCCACATTCGCCCCACAAGCGACTTTTTTCATCTTCTCGATGAAACTATCTCTATCAGCATTTTCACTTGATAGATGGCACATTATGACATTCTGCAAGCTATCTGAATAATTCGCCTTAACAAAATCGCAAGCTGTGTCAATACTTAAGTGACCTCTGAAAACGTGATTAGCTTTGCCTGTGTTATCCCTGTCGATTAAATTCTTGTCATAATTCACACCTAAGAGAATGTGGTTTATGTCTTTAAACTTCCACTTGACAACCTCACAATCGGTTATGTAAAGCATTCTCCCCATTTCCTTGTGAGTAATCAGAAAGCCATATATCGGGCAAGGTGTTCCGTCAGCATTTGTGTGTGTCCAACTTCCGTCTATTGTTGTTAAATCAAAAGGTTTTACTGTAAATTCTCCCATGTTCATTGACATATAATCAATCTTCAAATATGGTGCATAAATTGGTATTCCCATTGACTTAAAATCCTCAACCGATAATGAATGGTCTTTGTGAGCGTGTGAAATTACAGTTCCAACAACATCTGATATTTTCCAATCAATGCCTTTTTTAATAGTTTTTTCTGTCACACCTAAATCAAGTAATAAGATTTCTCCTGTGTCACTAATTAGGGCATATGCATTTCCTGTGCTTCCTGTAGCGATACATTTAAGTTTCATTCCTTAATCTCTCCGCATCTTCTCGTAACATCATTTTAAACTTTCCACCACATTCACATCTTTCTTTCATATCAAGCACATCAAAATTTTTGTTTGAACGTGACTGGTCTATTTTTTGTGGCTTTCCACATAATTCGCAAGCCCATATAATTGGCATTTTATTCATACTCACACCTCGATTTCATCATCTTTTGGAAACTGAAAAACACTTAGCTTTCTAGTTTTTAAAATTGTGCATCCAAGTTCGCCTAATGTTAATATTTCCCTTATATCTTCGTGACTTCCCTTTGTATAAAGCTTCAATGTTTCTAATCTCTTATACTGTTCTCTCAACATTTCCATAGCCTTAAGTGCCTTTGCTTCGGTGGAATAAGTCGCTATAAGGCTATTCATAAATACTTCCGGCGGTTCTGCAATATTTTTTTAATTGCAATAATGCTATACTTACTGCCGTTATTCACTATCGAAAAAGCGAAATAATCATAAGGCATATCTGATTTTCCAGTCTGTGATATTACTCTCATACGCAACCTCCTTAATAAGATAAATTAATAACAATAAACGGTTCTTTTTGCCAAGTTCTCTTGCTCATTGGCTCATAATCGTCAATATCATCAAAATCTACATCATCATCAAAAGTTGCTGTAACTGTCACTGCTTGTATGTCATCTTCGCTTTCTCTGTCAAATTCTGCTTCAACATCGGTGTCATAATAAGCTTTGCAGTGGAATTTAACTTCTGTATCTGCATTGTACTGACTTAATTCCCGTATTAAATCGTATACTTTCATATCAAATCTCCTATTCTGCCTGCATGAATGGCGGAAGTGTGCTATCTTCTGCCTGTTCTTCAGTTACTTCTGTGGCTGTGCTGTCGATAATGTCGTTTTCGTCAAAATCAACACTATTTGCGTTCTGCTCAATATCGTAAGCAACATCCTGTTCAAGTATTTCTTCGTGGCTGATTTCCTCATAATCCTCATTTTCGTTGCCGCTATGAGAATTATTAATGTATTTAAGAAGTCTGTTCTTAACAGTTTTCATAGCCATTTGGTCAGCAAATTTCTGATGAGCGCCATTGCCATTTTCCTTGTAGCCATAGCCCTGTTTCCAAGACTGTTTAATCTGTGCAATAGTCATAACTTCCGCTATTTTCTCGCCGTCATCCATAACAGCTACCGCATAAGCTCCAACAATCTTGTCATTATCAATATTCTCAAAACTCTGTTCGTGGCAATCAATAATTGTCTTTGCATCCTCTTTGTGATACTTAAATACATCCCCTTTGTAAATGACTGCTGCATTAATGTCTTTAAGTCCAAATCGTCTTGCTATGCAAGTGTTTCCATACACTGATTTCTGGCACTGCAACTTACCACCATAAGCAACCGGGTAACACTGTTTCTTCTGCATTGAAAGTCCATTCGTAACCATTTCAACAAGTGCATTTTCAATACTTGCCCTTGTGCAACTCTGCAATACAGGCTTCTTATTCATGTCTACTGTGTCCTGCAAAATCAACATTGCCGACATGAACTCATTTGTGTAGTTGTAATCTTTAGGAAATGTCAACCCAAACTTCTCTTTCTGCTTGATTTTAACCACCATTCCCTCTGTAAAATCCTTTGCTACAAGCTCTCTGCTTTCAGCTTCTTTTGTTTCTGCAACCGCTGTATTCTCTGCCATAATTATTCCTCGCTTTCATTTATTATTTTTAATTCAGCTTTGAGCTTTTCAATTTTCTTCAACTTATCTGCAATTATTTGTTCGGTTCTGAGTCTGAATTTTTCTTTTGCATATTCAAAGTTAGGTTCTGTAAGGAATAGACAATTATATTTTATTTGTTCAACTTCGTCTTTTCTCACTATTCTAAGGTAGTTAGGAAAAGAGCCTCTAACAGCCCTATATGTCTTGGACTTCTCTTCTGCTTCGCAAACCTGTACTGCAATTCCTACTTTTCCATGTCTTTCATCTGTATTCATTTCATAAAAATAGAGTTTCATATTATCCCTCCACAATCTCTAATTTCTCGCTGTCATTGACAATCAGCATAATAAGCTGGCTATCAACCATTTCAGCAACCTTCTTCTGATTCTGCTCATCAAGGCTTTCAGAATCATCAAGAATAATAGGTACTGATATACCGACAATCTTCTGAATAGAATTGCAAATATCAACTCTGCCTAAAATCCTGTTACCTTTATTACTCATAGTTGTAAGAATTGATTTTCCGTCAACAGTAGGTATGCAACAGCTCTTGTAACCGCCAGACTTTGTATAAGTAAACAACTGCCACTTAACTAACCCAAAATGGCTGTTTACCGCTTCTGTTAAGGCTTCATTCTTTGCCTTGTCAAGTTCATCAAGTAAATCAAGGATTTTCTCTGCATTTGTCTTATTCTGTTCGCTGTCAATCTTTGACTCTCTTAATTCTTCAAGTCGCTGTTCGTCTGCTGCCGTATCAGATTTTGCAATCTGGCTTTCACAGTCGGATAACTGCTGTCTTAAAGCTGTTTCCTGTGCCTTTAATTCTGCCTTAACTGCTGAAATATCATTAGCTTTGTGCATAGCCTGTTCCTTTTCCGCAATCTTCTGCTCAAGTGCCTTGTATTCTTCTGTGGTTGATACATCAATTTCCTGCGGAAGCTCTGATAACTGCTTTTCAAGGTCTGCAATAGCTGCATTCAGCATTTCAAGGCTTTCTTTATGCTGTGGTAGCTCTTTCTGCAAATCTTCAAGAATCTTCTTATTTTCATCAAGTTTGCCCTTAATAAGGTTGCCATTGTTTGTGACAGCCTTTAATTCTTCTGCCTTGTGGCTATCAAAATCAGTCCTTAACTGTTCTTTCTTATCTTCGGGATATTCCTGTCCGCAATAACTACAAATAAGGCTTGTTTCGTCAAATTTGCGTTCATTCTCCGCTTTCCACTTATCCCTTATATCTTGCAAATTCTTATTTATGTTCTCAATGGTATTCTGCTGATACTCAATGCTCTTTTCTGTATCAGCAATAGCCTTTTCTGTCTGCCTAACGAGAAACTGCTTTTCAGAAATCCTGTTCTCAATCTCTCTCCTAGCCTTAATATTGTCCTCGTTAGCCTTGCGTAATAAGTCTCCCTGCTTAAACTTCAAATCAAGAATATCCGAACTAGCCTTGTCATATTCAGCCATCAGCTTGTCATTGTCGGTCTGCTTTGCCACACAATCAGCAATCTGTACTTTAAGGCTGTTTTTCTGTAATTCAAGGTCAGATACTTCAATAGCCTGCTTAAGCTGTATATCTCTTTCTTTTTCCTTAATCTGTCCGTCAAGAATAGGCAAATCCTTTGTAATCTTGGTCTTTGTAGCCTTATTCATAGCTGACAATTCTTCAACTGTATACTTATTAAGTAAAGGAACTAGTTCAGCTAATTCGGCTTTCTGCGAAGCTATATCAAAGTCTGTAACATCTCCTGCAAGGCTGAATAGGTATTCTCTCATTTCAGCTGGCTTCTGATTAAGAAATGCATTTACATTGCTACACATCTTAAATCCATTCCTATCAACATCAAGATATGCGTTGAAGTCCTTTAATGTCTTAGGCACATCATTGATAAAATACTTGTTATCGTCCTTATAACTGCTGCCATCTTTGCTGTAAGTGCGCTTCTGTACTTTCTTCATGGTTATTTCTTTTCCGTCAACATCAAGTGTAAGTTCAACACTTGTGTCCATATCATCAACTGATACTCCGTCAATCTCTCTTCTGACAACTGGATTATCCTTTAATTCATAATCACAGTTAAATAAGCACCATAAGTAAGCTGCGGCAATAGTTGACTTGCCCTTGCCATTCTTAGCCATAATCTTTGTAATGGCATAAAAATCAAACTCTGCGTGTGCGTAACACATAAAGTTTTCAAGAATTACCTTTTTTAAAACTGCTCTCATAACTTCTTTCTTTCCCACCAATCTTTTATTGCTTCTGCAATTGCCTTTCCAGCATCTTCGTTTTTCAAAGCTTCTCCCAACTTATGAGCGTTGTAATAAATATCACATGGCTCACTTATCACTGTTGCAACATTCCAAATCGGTATTGCTGCAAAATAGCCGCTACTGCTGTGCCCGATAATAGTTCGGTACTCATAGCCATTCCAAGTAATTTTCAGCTCATAAATGGTATCAATAGCATCAATAGCCAATTCTGAAATAACTTTTGCCTGCATGTCTTTTTCCTTCCTTTGCTAAATAATCAGCATTTCATTTACTGATACTTCGTAAGTAATTCCTTTCTCAACATTGCCGGTATCCATATGTTTTGTATAAATCCGGCTCTGTAAACGCCCTTCAACACATATTTCAGTGCCGTCGGGCAATCTTTTACACCTTTTCGCATCTGCACCCCAAAATATTACCGGGACATATGTACTGCCGACCTTAAGGATTGTACTTGTTAATGAAGCTTTGTTGTTGCAAACCCTTTTATGATAAGGTCTTCTGCATATAATCCCCCTTAACATCACACTGTTTTCGTAATGTTCATCAGGGTTATGTTCTATCGCATCAAGAATGCTTATATACATTTCCTGATGCCCGGCTTTTTCTCTGAAATTTATTTCGCCGGATATCTCAATCTTTGAAGCCGATGTGAATGATGCAATATCTATATTTTCAGCAATGCATATAAAGCTGTCTGTATTGCCTGATTTTCGCCGCACCTCAAGAATTAATGTGTTCTCACTTGCAAAGTGTGGTGTTCCTATCGCTATCACATGATTCATACTCTCTCCTTGCTGTCTACCGAACATCTACAACCTTGCCATCATGAATGACAAAATCAAAATTAAGCTTCTCATGAATGGCCTCAATCTCAGGTATGCTCATCTCATTAAAATCTGTAATTATCATTTACATCTGCCCCCTTTCCAAAATTTATCTACCGCACGCTTTTTACCCGTTTCCTTATTAATCAGCTTAAGGTAAAAATCGGTTTCCTCAGCAAGCATCCAATTACCGGCATTCAATCCATTTGCTGCCACTATCTGTTTCTGCTGTCTTGTTAGCCTCTTTGGCTGCTTCATACTTCTTCTCTTCCTTTCTTATGCAATGCGCTGTAAAAACAACTATTCCAAACGCTTCTATCAGCAGAATCATTGCTACACCGCACCAAAACTGTGGAATATACATTAATAATCTCTCCTTTCAACACATACTTTGTGTTCCTGTTTGCCAAACTCAAGTGCATCTTTATGGCTGTCAAAATAGATATCTATTCGATTGCCCTTAATCTTTCCGCCACAATCTTCCGCAATGTAATCACCAACACCATCTATGTAAACAATGCTTCCGTATGGTATTACATTTGGGTCAACTGCAACTGTACGCCCTTGCCTGGCTTTTCTTTCTGTAGCCGTTACTCCGTCAGACTTGCCGCAACACTTTTCACATGGACAATAAGCTGTGATTGCAAATGTCTGCCATTCAATCAGCTCGGTTTTTGCCTCTTGAGCTGTTGGTTGCGCTGTAAAGTTTTTCGAGTAATCAGTGCTTGATATCTCACAAGCTGGCGCATCAACTCTTAGGCTGAATGTCATGCTTGCTATCAGTGTTAGGATTATTACTCCTGTCCGCTTAATCTCAAACACCCCCTAAAGGCTAATCTGAGCATTAGCATCAGAAATCTGCTCTGCAAGTGGCACTGTTGGCTCATAGCAATCAATGTATTCATGTACATCTGCTATGTACTTACGCTTGATACTCTTATAAGTAGAAACACATCCAAACTGATGCTTAAGCGAATTATAGATATCTGCGTATACAGAACCGCGTATACTGCAATCCCTGTACGCTTCACTATCTTTGCCGCCAAGGACCTTAACACCCTTGCGGCGCACATGCTGTTGCACCTCGTCTATCTCACAGCCATATAGAGGAACATTGTCCTTAAGCTCCGTCATATCTTCCTTAATAGAATTGACAGTCTGCTCTAATTCTGTATAACCCTGTGCAAGAAGCTGTATCTGTCCGCTGGTGGACTTTGGTATTCCGTAGCTTCCTGTTTTTCTGATTGACGGAATCACTTCTGATGTTACCCATTCAGTAAATCTTTCAGCGCTTTTCTTCCTGCTTTGAAAGATTGTCTTATAGAGATTGCTTTCATTAATAAATGTAGCCACCTGTTCTCTACCTAAACTGTCTATGACCTTATTAGTAGTAACCCCATCTTCTTTAAGTCTTGCCTTTACTCTTGAAGCCTGTTCAAGTCCTAATGCTTTGCAAACATCAGCTAAACAAAATAAAGGTTCATTATCTACAAGTAATGTTCTAACTTCCCCGAACTCTTCATTGTTGAAAATTTGTAAATCGTTCATGTTTTCTCCTTTCCGTGTTATAATCTCCTTATCATTTCATAAGGAGGTGAAATCATGTCTCGATTGCCTGATATAGGTTACCCGCAAACTGGAGATAAAGTGGATAGTGGTTTTTATGCCTGTGTGAACTGCCCTCATACAGAACCCGATGATAAATCATCCGTATACTTAGACAAACCACAAAAACTTCCACTATGCCCCATCTGCGGTAAAACCCATTGGATGAAATTTTAATTCATCCTTACAAGTGCTAGTCCTCACACTGGCACTTGTTTTTTAAGGTTTTTTCCGCATTGCAAAGTGCATTTAAAGCCATAATTTCAATCCCAAGTCTTTCACTTTCGGGGCTGTTGTTTCGTAGTTCCTCAACATCGAAAACAACATACTTTGCTAACTTTTCAATATTTTCTCTCATTCTTACTCCTTTCTAGTAACTTATAAAGTTACTTTCTTTGCAAAAAAAATTTCCATAGGATTTTCAATATTCAAATTATCAATCATAATCTGAATCTCATTGCTGCCAAAAACGCCCTTGTGCATTCGCAAATAGAAAGTCTTGGGTGTTATGCCTATCATTTGTGCAACTTCTGTCTGTGTTTTTCCGTTTTCAGCAATAATCCCGCGAAGCTTATTTGTATCAACCATCTTCTCATCTCCTTTCCAACCTCGTAACTTTTGAAGTTACCTTTATTATACACCGCAAAAGTAACTTGTCAAGTTATTTTTTTCTTGACTTGTAACTTTTTTGTGCTATAATTAAGTTACCGATAGGAAAGGAGGAAACACCAATGATTAAAACTGTTGGAGACAGAATTAAGGAGCAAAGAGAGCTTATTAAAATGTCGCAAGTAGAATTAGCTGAAAAGATGGGCGTTTCTAAACAGACATTGTATAAGTATGAAAATAATGTTGTAACAAATATTCCAAGTGATAAAATTCAGATTGTTGCACAGATTCTTGATATTTCTCCATCATATTTAATGGGGTGGGAAGATAATTTATCTACTGATAATACTGATATCATTCCCGACTTAATGTCAGATAAAGAATTGTTGGATAGTGTTAAGAAACTAACAAAACTCAATAAAGAACATCAACAAACTATATTTGACAATATAGCCTATTGGTATGAGAAAGAGGGGCGCTAAACGCCCCATTTCTTTTTAAAAGATAAAATTAATTCATATACAAATTTCAAAAAATTGTTATTGTTACAATTTTCTATTAATCCGATAATCTTTTGTCTGTATTCCTCATTCTCCATATATCCCCCTTGTTGCACGATATAACACTGGTAGCGATAGCGTTATTATAGAACATCAGTTCTTGCTTGTCAATATAGGAAGAGACAGAGCGACGCCAACCCCTCTGCCTCTTCCGCCAGAACTTGAATGCCTCTCGCAAGAGACATGTTTATTATAACTTGCTTATCAAATAAACAAAAGCTGTAATCGGTCGCATTAATTGACACTTTATGCAAGGTATTTCTGCCTAAACGCTTCATAGTCATCTGCAAAACCCCTAACCATTTCAGCCTTGTTTATCGGAGTTGTAGCGTAAACTGAATACCACCAATTCACTTCACTGTCCTGTGGCTCTCTGTGAAGAATGTTCATATACAGTTCAGTTCTTATCCAATGCTTAACGCCCTCTTCACATTCCTGTAATTCGCTTGATACGTCATACCATGAATATGTACCATTTGCAAGAAGTTCGGCGTAATCAGCCGCATTGCCTATCTCACGTCCAAGAAGCGTCAGCGCAAGTCTGTTTACCTCATATATAAGCTGTTCTCTTGATTTATTCATAACATTACCTCCGTCAATATCATATATGCCGTTTAGGGATTCTGTATTATCCTGTTCCGAATTGTCTGTATCATCGGTATTATTGGTGTTATCACCATAGTAATCGTAAACATCATTCACAGACACATTAAAGCGGCTGTACCAATCAGTAATATTTTCGCCTGTTACTTCGTTCCCCCACCAATGAGTATTTTTATAGCCGCCATTCTGTCTGTTATCAAGGTGGATTGAAGCATTTGTTATATATCCAATGCCGCCAACGCCTTTATCTTGGCAATATGCGCCAATTATCGGCGTGGGTATTGCAGCTCCGTTTCTGTCAAAGAATGTTACATCTGCCGCCATACCAGCCGCATGAGCGTCATAATCCATGCCACCAATGCTACGGCAGTAAGCACCTGGTTCTCTGTAGCCGTCATTAATTACAGCGGAACTGCAATCAAAATTTGAATAAATTCGCTCAAGAAGCTCAATCAATTCATCATCAACCTTTACAATATCACAGCCATTTCTTGATTGAAATTCATGCAACATGAAATGCGGTGACAGCTTTCTGTCGCCGTTACTCATTAAATATTTTTCTATCATTTTATCATTCCTCACTCTCTGTTGAATGGTCTGAACACTGCGGTCAGCATGCCGTCTGTAACTGCTTTGTAACCTTTGTTATATATATACATGCCTTTCGGGACATATACAGCTTTTGAATTGCCTAACGAATTTGTAGAATCGGGGAATACTATCTCATCTACCTCTACACCATTTTTATCTCTGATAGTCATAATGACAAATTGCCCCGAATACCCGTTAGTACTTATTGCTAAATAGCCATCTGATTGCGTTAGGTATGCATTTGATGCTGTATAAGTAAATACGTCTTGCACAGTACCGAATGATACATTAGGTACATTACATTCCTCCCACTCAGACCATTCAGAATTAAAGGTGTTTCTTATATATATGTTCCTGTTATTTGCAGTAATGTATATCTGATATCCAAAATTATTAAACATGTAGGTAAAGATATAACCTCGTCGAAACGCTCCAACTGGCGCATGTTTATCTGCCGACCAATTGCCATTAGCGAGATTGTATCCAGTTGTTATGTCATTCCAATCATCATTTGTCGAAACAATCTTTCCATACACAAGTGAAGCGACAGTTTTGTTTTGAATCGCATTGCTGCTTGATGTAGATAAGGATGCGTCAATTACCGGCTTGTTGTTCAAGTCATTGTACGAGCCTGTAAACGCTACTGCCTTAAGGTCCGTAAACCACTTGGCAATCTTACCAAATAATATTGACATTTTATCGCCGCTTGCAACATTAGTTCTTGCTGTAGCCTGCGTAAATGTCACCGTTGTATCCTTGGCATCGCCTTCAGAAGCAAGTGCGCCTATATTCTCGGGCGTAATATTTACATTGCCACGCCTAAAGGTTGTTTCATTTGCTCCTTTAACACCTGTTACGGGGCTTCCTGCGAGACAATCCCACATGCCATCAACAGTTTTATAAACATTGGTTCCTGCGGCTTGTGTGTTGCCAGCGCCTTCCTTAAAATCAGTCGTTGTTACAAATTCATCTGAAATATTGTACATGTCGCCAGCCGTTACCAATGATAAGGCTGGCAGTTCCGCAAACTTAACAGTTCCCATTGGTCTTAAGGAACCAGCAAAACTTTCAGATATCGCTTTGCACTGCTCATAATAGTACTTTGCGCTATTAGTTTTGCCGGATGCATATTCTTGAGCATTTGAAGCACTCTCGTTTGCGCTAGTTTCACTTGTCTTTGCCGCTGATTCACTTAGTTTTGCGTTAGCTTCACTTGCTTTTGCCGCCACTTCTGATTGTTTTGCCGCCGCCGCACTGTTCTTTGCATCATTCTGATATGCACTTGCACTTGCCGCTGCTGAGTTTGCGTCATCTGAATAGTCCTGAGCATTACTTTCTGACAAAGCTGCCGCTGTTTCGCTCGCTTTTGCTGCTGTTTCTGATTGTTTTGCCGCCGCTGCGCTTGTGGAAGCGCTAGTTTCACTTGCTTTTGCTGCCGCTGCACTTGCATTAGCATTAGTTTCTGAAAGTTCTGCCGCTGATTGGCTTTTTTCAGCCTTAGCAACTTGTACTTTAATATCAGCAAGGTAATTAGGCTGTAGCATTTCTTCTGTTACCGATGCATTTTTTATTTTCGCACTTACTTTTCCTGCTGAATCCACTTCAAATGCAATTGTGGATGATTCAAGAAATTCATATTGCGTAATAAGGGCTGACAAATCAATATATTGCTTTGTCCCATCATCAAGCGTTATGATTATCTGCTCATTCACAGGGTCATATGCAAAATTAATGGCAATTCTTTCAAGCTTTGTATCAATTGTAAATGATGAACCATTTTTCTTTGTTATCGTAAAAACTCCTGTATCTTCATCATAGGTTATCTCAGACACCAAAGAAGAGACTTCGCTTTTCGATGCTTTAGTAGTATCAAGAGTTATTACCCTGTCATCAATGATGTCGATAGCTCTGTCTGTTTTATTCAAATTAGTTTCATTCATTGGCGTAGAATCGCTTGGGTAGTTTTCCCAATTAATTAGGGTGTGTGCTTTCTGCATTGCCATTTTTTTCTACCTCCTGTAAATAATTTTGATATTGCATTTTTTCACTGCGTCGCTGTTTTTCAGCAGCTTCAGATACTTGTTTGCACGTATTCATCACATACGGCTCTAATATGTAAAATGGCAGCTCTGCGTTATTAAGCAGTGCCGCTATTCCGTTGCAAAATTCTTCAATTTTTACTGATATCGGTTTTTCCATAGTCACGCTCCTTAGGTTTCTACATCAGTTATTACCCCATTTTGAACAGTTACGGTCCATCCATTAGCTGTTGAGAATGTACCCCACCAGCCGTTATTAAGGTACTGCACTGCTGCCGGAATAAGGTCATTACCATTGCCATCTTTGAGTGAACCATATATAGCCACGTCATTAAGATAAGTATTCGCAGCGTTGTAAATGCCATCTGCATTAATAGTCACAACTCTGTCGGAGCTGTCTGATTCTACCCAAAATCCCACCTTGCCACGTATTGTTCCCGAGTTTATCAATCCAGCGTTGAGATGTCCTGTTGTAATATTGTCTCCATTTATCGTTGTCTGCCCCGAAGTTGACAACTCCGAAAATGTGACATATCCGTTTAATTGTATTTTCTCAGCGCTTATCTGTATTTCCTCGGCAGATTGATTGATTTCACTGATTATGTTGTTTTTTGAAACTTTTGTTGATATGCTGTCGGCTGTCTGAGTGATTCTCGATGACAAATTACTTTCTGATTCTGTAGCACGCTTAACCTCGCTAGTTATCTGTTCAGCTGTTTGAGATATCTTGCTTGATAATTCTCCCTCTGATTCAGAAGCACGTTTTACCTCGGCTGATATACTGTCTTTGTTTTGGGTTATCTGCGTTGACAAACCATCAGTAGTATCTTTGACTTCCGACCTGATTTGTGAAGCTGTCTGAGATATTTCTGACGATAGCCCTTTTTCAACGTCCGTAATTTTTGATTTTGTCTCATCAACAGTTCGTGTAAGCTCATTCGTCTTGCCTTTAAGCTGAATAATCTGTTTATTAATGCTATTAACTTTTTCACTTCTTAGCTCATCACCTGTAGCTGAATACTTATCATTCAACTGCTGTATTCCTGTTAATGTTCTTGCAAGTACATAGCTTTCGATTATTGCATACTTAGTGTTAAATCTAATTGCATCTCCTACTTCTATGCATGGATTTCCTACACATTCAGCATTGAAAGGTCTGTATACAACGCCACGGATTTTTGACAGCATATTTCTTGCTATGGTAGTTAATTCCTCATTGTTTTTGCCATAAACAAGAAAATTATTCTCTACAATGTAGGCATTATTGCCATCGCCAATAACAATACCAATATCATTTTCTTTTTGTCTTATTTGTAGCTTGTTAATAGCCTTGACATTGTAATCTTCGTAACTCGAACTCTTATATGTAGCTTTACCAAGTTTGTAATTCCTTGAATCACGCGGATAAAGGTCATTTGCCGGATAAAGATTATCTGCTGGGTATAGTCCTTGCATTTCCTGTGCAAGAAATACATAGCAGAATTTTCCAAGTCTATTGATATGCCCAAAACAGCCGTTTATCTCGCAAATAGCAGTAATCACGGCTTTGCCGCTTAATTCCTGTGGTTCTATAGTCCTTGATACTGTCATGCTGTCATTCGGCAACATTGTTTCTACTTCATCTATGCCAAAATGTTTTAAAAAGCTGTTTCTAAATGCCTTAAGACTGATTTGCGTATCTTTATTAGGGAGTGTTTCATTATACCAATCTGTTACATCGGCATTTAAAATATCGTAGAGAGCGTCATAGGCCGTAATTTCTCTTTTTGTTCTGTCTGCTGTCGGCTTGTCAGAATAAACCTTGTATCTTCCTATCCGAAAAGGCTTATCCGCATTGTTGCCAAGTGATATTATTTTTGCTGTGAGCCATTTATCTTTCATCGGCAGAAAAACATTTGACACTGTAAAATTTATCGAACTAGCCTCACAACACCCAAACGTAAGATTCTGCTGAGAACATAGGCTTTCTTTCAAGGTAAATTCTTCCTGATGCAGTTCGGAATTGGTTATGCTGATTAATTCATCATCAGACAAGATGCTGAATTGCTTGTTGATACTACCTTTGTAGAACATCTCGGAATAGTCATAATTAATCATCCCTCGTAAACACCTCCGATAAATGCCAATCTTACAGAATCATACTTAATAACATTGTCATATGTTCCGTATATGGTAGGCTGAAAATCCGCCATATATCCGTATTGTGTAATGTAATCGCCATACTCAGGAATGTATGCGGTAATATAGCACTCTCTGCCATTTGGATTAACAAATTGATTTCTTATGTTGCTCATCAAATCATTAAATTGTGCATCCGTCAGCATTGGAATTGTTTCAAATTCTATTTTTTCAGCCTTAAGTTCAACTGCATCTCTATGAACATATCCGTTAGCATCCGTCCATGGGTCAAGGTCCTGCATATTTACATAAGGGCTATATGTCGATGGTTTTAATATAGTGTTCGGAATGATATAATCCCCAATTTTAATAAGCCAGCCGTTATATGCCATTTTGTTACCTCCAAAATAAAAACAGCACCTACCGCAATTGATAGGTACTGTTTATTAAAATCCGAATGCCGGTTCCCCTGTCCTGTTCGTAAAATCATCAGCTTGTTTTTTAACAGACATAAACACTTCTTGTCCGTCAATCTGTATGCTTTGACCGGATTCTACTGCTGATATAAGTCTCCTTAGTAAAGCATTTGTTTCATTGTTGTTTTGCTGTGGTGCAGTGTATGGCTGAGTGTTGTTATATCTGTCAACATTAACCGGATTAACGCTATCGTTGTAAAACTCTTGCATATTTGGTGCTGGCGCAATCGTAATATCTGCTGAAAAATCCTTTACCGATGCAAGTGTCTGATTGTACAGACTTTCCATACCATCTTTAAAGCCCTCAATAGTATATCCGCCAAGTTCATACATGACCCTTGATGGGCTATGAATATCAAGTGCTTTTTTAACTGTGTCAGTAATGTTGTTTGCGATATTATCAGCTTTGCTATACAAGTCATTTTCCATACCGCCCATTCCGTTAAGCAGGCCCTGCATAGCATTAGTTCCGATATCGTAAAGTTTATCAGACAATGCGTCAAAGTTGCTTACAACAGTATCGACAAATCCTGTAATTGTGCTTACGGTATCGCCTGTACTGTCACTGACAGCATTATTAAAGCCCTCTACAAAGTATTCGCCGGCGCTATACGATATTTTAGACGGAGAATGTTCATCAAGTCCCTCATACATAGGGTCTACTACACCATCTTCAACCCATGAAGAAGTTGTTTCCGCACTTGAATCTATACCATCTTCAATGCCGTTATTCAATCCCTCAACAACATTTGCACCGCCGCTTTCTCCACTCGAATACATACTTGACATTGAATCGGTAATTTTACCTTCAAAATTACGAATCGTTGTTCCTAAGCGGTTATAAGCAACGTCAGTGTTGGTGAGTTCGCCTTTGAGTTTTTCATATTCTTCTTGAGCTGTCTTAAGCTGTTGTGCTTCTTTATCGCCAGCAAGATAATACTCACCAAGGTTATTCTTGTGAAGCGTAAGGGAGTTATCATAATCCTCTTGAGCCTTTTTAACAGCTTCACTAGCTGTTGCGACCCTGTTCTGTGCTTCTGTAAGGTCGTCTGCGGCATCTGCTTGTTGTTTGTATAATTCAACAAGCTTATCTTTCATTGCCTGTAGCTTGATATGCTCAAGTTCTTTCTGAATAAGAGCCTCTATCTCATCTTTTTGTGCTGTGATACAGCCTGTCTCAGAATCAATAACATCATTAACTCCCGGAATAATCTCAGCCAATTGTTCAGCATAAGACCTCATTTGGTCTTTTTCTTCATTGGTAAGATTCTCCTTATCAGCAAGTTCATAGTATTTATTAGCCAAATCCTGTGCAAGTTGTGCTTCTGCGGCTCCAGCGTTATTAACATAGTTGTTAGCAGATGTAACAAGATTATCAATACCTGCTCGAGTTGTTGTAAGTGCATTAATTACATTGTTAAAGCCCTCTCCCCATGTTTCTTGGTCGAATGCTGCTTTTGTTGATTGGCGTAACAGGTCCCACGCCTGCTTAGTTCCATTAACTTCTCCAACCCATACAGCAAATGAAGTAAGGGAATTATTAACTCCTTCTGCCACCCAATCACCGATGTATTTCATCTGTTCAAAGAATGACATTTCATCAACAACCTGTTTTGCAGAATCACTAAGCTTGCCGGCTATTAATTGTCCAAAATTCCAACCGCCAACTGCCGCTACAAAAGATGCCGCTATACCTGTTGCAAGAGTAGCTCCTATTTCTGTTGCTGTTCCTGCCCCAAACAGCACTGATGCATCTATTTTAAGACCACTGACGCCAATTTTAAGGGCTTTAAGCAAGCCAGCGCCTAGTGCACTTCCTATTCCTGCGTTTTTACCGATTTCAACGCCAAGAACACTAGCAAGTTTCTGTCCGAACTGTTTTGAGACAGTTTTAAGAGCACCTTGTGCAAATATGGCTTTAAGAGCATTTTTGATAAACACTGTTCCCACAATAACTTCAACAGTATCAAGGTTGATTTCTCCAAAGAAATCGCCTATTTTATCAAGTACATCTTCCCATTCTATTTCTTTTATTGCGGTCTTAACCGTATCTTTTATTCCAGCCGCCCATACATTAAGTGTTTGCGCCAATTTCACAAAATCAAACGTGTGAAAGAAGTTGTTTATTCCGCTTGCAATAGATTCTCCAAAGTTCTTAAAATCAAATGTTTCACCAAATGAAAGCGCTGAGTATATTGCAGTGTTCAAAGAGCGTGCAATAGTTCTTCCTACGGCTCCGAAAAGCTCTGGGCTGATTAATCCGTTAAGGAAATTGGCAAGTCCCTCTCCAAATCCTGTAGCTTTCTGATATATGCTTTCCCAATTAATATCATTAAGGGATGTGTATATAGTACTGCCAATTTTAGAACCAAGTTCGTAGAGGCTCTTAATATTACTTTCATAGTCTTTGAAAATTGTGTCTACTTGCACAAATTTTCCACTAGAACCAGAAACATCCGTAGTTCCTGCTCCTGCACCACTTGACTTCTTACTGCCTTGAGTATCTTTTGTGATAGTCTTAAGTTCATCAAAAGCCCTTACAGACTTCATGTTGTTCTTGGCGGCTTTTCCTGTGCTGTCTGCTATATCATCCGCACTATCAGCCATATCAGACCAATCATCAACCATACCCTTGTCAGTTACTTCGTATTTCCATCCAAAAATTGCGCCAAGAGCATTTGTCACCATTTCAGAAAAATATATGGTTTTTTGCAGGGCGTAATTAAGTGCTTTAAGATATGGCTTAAATGCATTAATCAAAGCTCCGCCAATAATTCCGCCTAACTGTTGGAATGATTCCTTAAGAACAGTGACTTGATTATGCCAAGTATCTGCAGTTCTGGCAAAATCTCCTTGCGCAGCCGTTGTATTTGCAAGAACATACTGATATCTCAGCATAGCTTTTTGGGCCTGTGTCATACTGCTGATATTAGCATCAAGCCCATTCTTAAGCGCCCATTCTTTAAGGGTAGCCTGTGTTATGTCAAGTCCATATGCCCTAAGTGGTCTTGTTTGACCTGTAAAGATAGATTCAAGGTCTTTTGCAACATCTTCCTGTGCTACATCGTAAAATGATGCCAAATCAGCAGTAAGTCTTGTAAGATTCATTGACACGCTTGCCATGCTGTCAGCTGTCTTAATATATCCATTGGTCTTATTAGCAAGAAACTCATTTGCTTTGCCGATAGAATCTGTAGCAACACCCATTGCAGTTCCCATAGCTTGAAAACGGCTTGCATACTGCTTAACTGATAATTCGGACATGCCAAGTGACTGTATCGAAGATTTTGCCATACTGTTAATAGCATCTTCGTATTGCCCGAATACCTGTCTTACTACATTTTGAACCTCAGTTAATGATGATGATATGTCTATTGCGCTTTTGAATTTACTAAAAGCCCTAAACAGCAACCAATATGATGCATACACTTTGCCAATAGCTGACGCAAGGCTAAATGAATGTACTTTTGCTGTAGAAGCTGACTTTCCAAATGAAAACAGTTCTTTTGTTAATGAATTAGCGGCTGTACCTGTTTTTGAACCGGCTGACGCTAATTTAGCAAGCGCCTCTGTCATTTGTATAATGTTAGAGCTTACAGTTGGTGCCGTTGACAGCGTATTAAACAAGCCCTTAAGATTTGTTGCAAGCAGAGGAATGTTTGCTACCGCTCTGCCACTCGCAACACTGCCTAATCTGCTTATTGCCGATACTAACTGTGTCATGTTAGTCATATCAAAATTAAGCGCACCTATGCCATTCATCTGGCGTACAAAATTCTGTAATTGTGCGGATATCGGTGAAAGATTGACAGATGCCTTTGTTCCTGTGGTTGTTCCTAGTTTTCTTACGGAAGTTATTAAGCTGGTAAGGCTATTTACATCAAAGTTGAGGCTACCTATGTTATTCATGCCTTGAATAAAATTAACAAGGTCATCTTTCATCTTTATAAGATTCTGTGAACCTGCTGTAGCCTTTATTCCGCCAAGCTTGCTCAGTGATAAAGCAATGTTTGAGATTCCGCTAACATCTATACTCCGTGTGCCGGATATGCTGTTAGCAAGATCCTTCATTGCCGCACCTATGCCATACAGCGAATTGGTGTCCACTCTCGATAAATTGCCAAGTGATTTTGCTAATGAAGATATTTCTGTAGATTTTCCACCTTTGAATCCTGTGGCAGCATCAGATATATTTCTTATGCCGGTTGCAATATTTGATAGCCTTTGTGTATCAATGCTAAGACTAGATGCTAAGTTTTTCATGCTTTCAGCAAGCTTATCAATTGATTTATTAGCATTGCTTGCATCAGCTTTAATTTTGATTTGAAGGTCATCAAGTTCCACAGTATCACCTCTTTTTGCGTAAAATAAAAAGGCGACAAGTTTTATTTCTTGCCGCCTTTAGGATGTGTCATTTCAAAGTTAGCCTGCATTGCCATAAGGCTGGCTACCACAAGCTCTCTCTGCTTTTTTATCTTATCCTCTTTTGTTTGTGGGTCATTTGCAATTGTCAATGGCTCTTTAGGATATTCAAGCTTATTCTTACCCCACGCACCATTTCTAACCGCAATAGCTGTTGCCGGTATTCCATATCCAGCCCACTGTTGCCAAATGCTTTTGTCTTCTCTTTTTCGCTTCATTTCATATCCACGCACGCAGTAATTAAGCTTACGTGGATTCAAATGTTTAAACTCTTCAAGAGATATTCCAAGCGATACAGCCAGTGGAAAGTACTCTTCCCATATTACTTTTCTGACACTGTCTGCTTTTTGTTTGCTATCTTCTTGGACACCGGCTTCGACATTTCCTGTATCATTGCCGTTATCCCCGACAGCTCGAAAAAACCGTCATCTTCCATGCATTCTCCAAGCTGCTTATACAGTGTAAAGAAATTGAGCTTGTTAGCTCTCATATATTCTTTCATGATAGACTTAGCTTCTTTTGCTGATACAGGATTATTCTCAAGCATTCCTGCGTAAAATGCTGATGTACATATGCTTGCGATATCCGCAACCATGTCTGATGTTCCATTTATCACTGTTTCTGCTTCACCATTAGATGTTGGAGCGTTTTTTACAAAATACGCCCCGGAGCGAATGTTGAACATCTTCTGAACAATGTCCTTATTTTCTGCCGCTTCAAAGCTAAACTCTATCTTATATTCTTCCTCATTTACCTTAATATTTATCATATTTTTCCCTTTCCCCCTATGCTTTAACATAGGAAAGGGGCAGTCCGTAGACCGCCCTTTCAATCAATTGTCATTCTGTTACATCATCAAAGTATGATGTGTAATCGGCTGTTTTGGCGTCTTTGACGCTATTCGACACAGCCTTTTTTGATTTAGTCGAATAGCTCATTATTCCCCCGGCGTAAAAGCTACAGATTCCTCCATACCCTTATACTCTTCAATGGTAAGGTTCATTTCAATCGTCAAAAGCTCATTCTGTCCGATTTCTGGCTGTGGAATCTGCTCTGGCGGCTGTGCCACAAAGAAGAAGCTGTCTGAGAATCCCGGAATGATAGTCTCAAACCACATACGCTTGTTGTCTGTAAGAGCCTTAAAAGCTGTTATAAGTGCTTTCCATTCCTTGAGCGTATCAGGTGTGAAGTTCACTGTAATTGCTACAGAGCCACCTGTATCAGCCCTTCCCTTAACATATCTTGTAATTGCATCTTCAAGCGCTGATGCATCAATCTGCTCTGGCTCGATGTTGATACCGCCGATTGCATTTATTCTTGTCAGCTGTGTGAATGTTGTCGGCTTAGTTCCTGCTGTCGCTTCTACGCCATAACCAAACGTAACACCGAGTGTTGATATTCCTGCTACTGCCATATTGCTACCTCCTAAAAATTTGTAAAAAAATAAGAGCATTTCTGCTCTTTGTTACAATAATCTGTCATTTGCTCCGATTAACCGCCTAAATCGTGCGGTGCTCTTATGTACTTTGTTACTGATTGAGAACTCTGGCATTGCATTGCCTTGAAATCTCATTATCTTGAACGCATCTGTAATTACTGCCATAACCTTGCGACAGTCAGACTTGCTTGTGTTAGTTGTGACATCTACTTGGAATGTCGCTAACAATGCGTTAATTGTCTGTCCGTCAAGCGTTTGTCCTTGTTCAACTGCTGACAGTAAATGAATGTATACTGTTGGGAATACTGCTTGACCGCTGTTTTCCCCCTCATTGGTTATGACTATCTTTGGATATTTTTTTTCAAGTTGTGTTAGGGTTTTAGCCTTGACAAGTGCTGTGACTGTGTTTTCAAGGTCTGTCGCCCAATCGTTTGCATTTGCCATTAACTAAACACCTCTTTTGCTATCTGCTTATACTGATTAATAATCTCTATTGTAGCGTTATACATAGGCATTGTAGCTTTAACGCCGTGTGTATAGTGCCATTGGTTATCATCACCTAAGTAGTACCAACCATCTTCAAATGCATGGATTTGTCCCGGATATGTTCCTACGCCCAAGCCAAAATCATTAGCCTTTGGGTTCTCGTTACCGCTGTTGTAATAAATACCTGCGCCAAATTCAATCGCTAATAGCGTGTAAAATGGCTCTCTATCTTCTGCCTCAACAGTTTTACCTGTAGCAATTAAAATAGCTTGGTAGCCATCTTGAATAGGCTTTCTGTCAACTCTTAATGTTACCGTTCCACCTAATGGGCTTTCGTTAACACTCATAATTGCCGCTTTGTCGCCTAATTCTGCTAGCCGTTCAACAAGCAGTTCGCATTTATACTGTAAACTCTGCTTATACTGTTGTAGCTGTCTGATAGCTTCATTTACGGACTTTTCAGATAAGGATATATTAATTGTATGTCTTGCCATAATGCACCTACTTCACAACTGCTTTAAGCATATACTTAGTTGAATATAATGCCGGCTTAATGCCTACAATCGTAAAGTCTGCTGATGTTTCATCAATAAGTCTGTCAGATGTGTATGTAGGCTTGCTATTAAGCCAGATAAGGTCGCCCTTTTGAATAGGTAGTGCATTCCTATCTGTCAGCAAAATAGCGTCAAAATCAGCGGTATCAAAGCCATATTCTTTGCTTTGTGCTTCTCCACCGCTGAATGATATGTTAGCTTTGAAATCGACCGGCTCTGAAAAGCCTGTTTTCTCTTCAAGGACTTTAGGTATCTTATTTCCCTCATCATCAAGATAAGGAATGAAGTTACCCTCTGTGTCGGTATATCCCTCATAAAGGATATTGTCGTCATCATCTCTTTCATAGATAGTTACTGTCTGTCCTTGAAGTGAATACTTCATAGCCTGCTTATTAATGTCAAGCATATTACCTCACATCCTTGCCAAATCGCTTCCATAATTCGGATAACTTCTCCCACCCATACATCGAAACGAACGCTACAACAAAACCTGCCATAATTGCCGCAAGAATCATATACCACAGTATTGTCATCTGAATATACTGCATATAGGCAACAAATGTCACTACAGTAATACCGATTGACAGGACAAATACTACAATATCTGTAGGCACTTTATTGAATACTCCGATGCCCTTAATTACCTGCGTAATTACAGACACCATAAAAGCTAATGCCCCGATGATTGCTAACACGATTGTCATGTTTGTGATTAATACCTGCATAATTTCCATTAGTCTTTGCCTCCATTCTTTAAGTGAATTTCCTGTATTTCGTTATACATCTTAGTTACCATCCCATTACCGCCTAAAGCGTGATATGCGTTATACATCTCGACGAAATTATCATAGGCGTAAGATGGTATTTCGCCTATTTTCATATACTTATCGTGATATTCGATAAGCTGTACTCGCAAAAGCAACATTGTGCCTTTACTATTGGCGTCTTTGTCTTTTTTCTGTTGCTTCAGAAGCCAGACTATATAGCCAAGTAATATTGGCAACACTATGGTGTAAGTCTGTAATAAAATTTCTTTCATTTTATATCTCCTGCGATTAAAATATGGCACACCGCCCACCACCCTTAATGTGTGCCGCCTGCTACCATATTGCCGACATCAGTAACATGGTAACGCACAATCTTCTT